TGTTCATGTTATGCTTCTCGTGCTTTCCAATCTTCCTTGTTGTCGCCCAGCCGCTTGTCCATGTCCTTTTCGCTCTCCGGCATCATATGCCCGAACGCGGCCATGCGGTGATAGAAACGGAGCCACCAAGCCCGAGTCTCCGGGACCGGGTGCTTGTAGCCCAGTATCTCGGCTGCCTGCGCCAAGTGGAAATGGAAGTGGAGGGGAATCTCGTCACCAGATTCGATGTAGAGGTCTCCTGCGTGGTCGATGTCCCGAACTCCTTCCGTCTTGCAGGGACCCATGAAGCTGCCTCCCCGTGGATCCATGGGATCGCCGAGGACGCACTTGTCGAAGGCCGAGACGAGATAGCATCTCCGGAGCCACCGGCAGAGAGTCTTCACCGGGTGCATCTTCTTCAATCCGTCCGGAGCCCGCGTGGCCGTGAGGAGGACCGTCTGCTGCATCAAAGACAGCTCCATCACCCAGTCTTGCAATACTGATCGTTTCATATTAAGATTTTGTGTGCATCACGTTGAAGCACGCGAACGCGAGCCCTGCGTGCTTGGAGTCGTAGAAGTGGGTTCCGAAAAAGTTGATCACCATCGCCGCCTTGGCCATGCTTCTGGGATTGAGGGGCTGACCCTTGGCCGTGGCCGCAACCGTGATTCCCTTCCTGATTTCCAACGTGCTCTTCCCGATCAAGCAGGACCGGGCGAAACTCAATACCATGTGGCGGATTCCTTCCGGGTCTTCATCCTTCAACTCTTGGAGAATGGCTGCCACGCGGGGCCACCCGTCGTTCCCGAACATCATTTCTGAGGCCAACCTGAAGGCTCCCTCCTCGTCGACCAGCGTGATCTGGATCGCTTGGATCATAGCTTGCTCCGTCTCCTCTTTGGAGACTGCGTCAAGGATCACCACGGCCTTCCGGACGGAACCCTCGGCGCCGTCTGCGATCTTGGTGAGGAGCCGGTCCGGGACGTGCGTGAATTGCTCCTTGGCGCAGATGGACTTCAGGACCTTGAAGATGTCTTTTGCGTCAACGGCCTTCAACTTGTATTCCGTGCACCGGGTGAGGACGGCCTTGAGCAGTTTCTGTGGGTCCGTGGTGGCCAGGAAGAAGTAAACGTGCTCAGGTGTGTCCTCCAGCATGGTCAGGATGGCGTTCTGGGCGTCGTTGGTCATCTTGTGGCATTCGTCGATCGCGAAGATCCGAACGCCCCCGGCCATAGGTTGGAGGTTGATCTGCTTCTGAATCTCTCGGACCGTGTCGATCCCCCGGAAGTTGGCCGAGTTGACGGACACGAAGTCCCGCTCCGAACACTTGAGCAATCTGCGGAGGATTCTCATCAAGGTGGTCTTGCCCGTCCCGGACGGTCCGGAGAATAGGCACGTATGAGGAAGCTTGGAGGACTTCAGCGCGTTCCAGAGTCCCCGGCAGGCTTCAGGCTGGCCCACCACTTCGTTGAGGGTGCTGGGCCGATGTCGTTTATACAGCTCACTTGTTGCGATCATATGTTAGTTTTTTGAGAACAGCGCAAGGAAGGCATCCGTGTTCCGGGTCCAGAGGTCCTGGGACGGATGCTTGAACTGTCCATTCTTGAATTGATATTCCTTCTTGCAGAACCACGGCTGGCCCGGCGCGCACAGCTCATACTCAATCTCCAGTGGCACCTTGATCCAGGGGAACTGCCGCGGCAGGCCGTCCCGGACCACCTCCTCGGCGATGCAGAGATAGTCCCTCAGCTCCTTCTCCTGGACGTCGCCGAGCAGCGAGTCGTGGATCTGGCCGACGAGCATGGATTTCATCCTGTATTTTCGGAGCCGCCGGTTGATCTGGACCAAGCACCAGAGAAGGCAATGGAAGGCGGAGCCTTGGATGGGATAGTTGCAGACCTGCTTCTTGTTGTAGACCCCCCGGACCCGGAACCCGGACAGCAGGTCGAAGTAGCCTTTGGACAGGTAGTCATTCCACCAATCCTTTTTCCACTGGTGGTAACCGGGAAAGCGGTTGTTCCAGAAGTCCTGCTCGATGACCTTCAGGTGGTGCTCGTAGGTCCCCTCCACTGGATCCTCGTCAGGGTGGCACTTGCCCAATCCGGTGATGCCCTTCTCCTTCAGGTGCTGGTAGAGCGTGGCCCCGTCCGGGCGGAGCAGGTTGGCCTTCCCGATCCATTCCCAGAGGTCCTGGGCGCACTGCTTATACCAAGCCCCATAGAACTCCGGGAACACGAACTTGTTCTTGGCTCCGTAGCGGATGTGCTTGGCTGAGGGCCACTTCCAGTTGCTTAGGAACTCCTCCAGCATGTAGCACTGGGCCGCAATGTCCCTGTGCATGTCGGTGGACGGGTCCCGGAGATAGTGCTCGAAGTTCGGGTCCTTGTGATAGCAGACCGACATCCCAACCTCGATGCCCTTGAAGTCGTTCTCGGCCAGGACTCCTCCGTCAGACGCAATGAAGAGGGACCGGATGAGCCGGGCAATGTCTTGGTCCCGCGTGGGGTAGTTCTGGAAGTTGGGTTCGGAGGAGGATGAGCGGAAGGTCTGGACCGTGTCGAGCCAGAAGTTGGGATGGACCCGGTCGCCGCAGAGTTCCCACTCGATGCCCTTCAGGAAGGTGTCCAGGGCCTTGTTCAATCTGCCCCACTCTCCCAGCTTCCGGACGAACGGGTGGTTCACTCCCTGGAGGACGGAGTCGTCGACGGAGGCCAGCCCGGTCTTGGTGAACTTCTTCTGGGGAGCCTTCAGGACCTCGTAGACGATGAATCGCTTCTGCTCGTCGGCCTGGAGGTTCATGTCGCGGCCGAACTTCTTCTGCCAATCCTTCCACAGCCCGTCGCTCTCCATCTCGGCCCGGACGGAGGCCCGCTTGTCCCGGAGTTCCGCCTTGGTCTTGTGGAGCAGAGGCACGTCGATGCGGATTCCGTTGCCCTCGATGAACGCCAGCTCCTCCGTGCCGTCATGCAGCAACTGGTATCCTGCGTGGGTGATGGGCTCCATCATTGCGATTCCTCCGAAAGCATGATCCTTTGTCGCCGGCCCAGGTGCATCTCCAGGAAGGCGTCGATGCCGTTGTAGAGGAGCAGCTCGGTGATTTCCACTTCGTGGATGCGGTTGTAGTGGGACCCGTCGGCGCTCTCCAGATAGGGATGGACGTGGTCGTTGTAGGACGGGACCCCCATCAGAACGAACGCCTGGAACTTGAGCGACCCAATCTTGGGCCGGTTGTCCAGCACGTGGGCCGCGACCACCGTGTCCAGATCCAGATTGGTGATTGGGTGGCCCAGATGCTTGATGGTCCACCGCTGCTCGAACTTCATGTTGGCCGCGATCTTCCGGGTCCGGGGCGAGCGCAGGTAGATGGACGTGGCCTGCCTGCTCCTCTCCGTCCACGGATAGGCCACGGTGCGCCGCCCGTTCGAGACGGCCGCGGAGTAAATCTGGCTCTTGGGATATTCGGGCTTGAGTGAGTTCGTCTCGTAGTCGAAGGCCGTGAGACCTCCCTGGTCGTCGAACCACTTGAGGGCCTTCCATATCTCCCGTTCGTCGAAGAGCAACTCCACCTTGTCCTTGAAGTCCGGAATCTCCGGAGGATCCGAGTCGATGGCCAAGGCGGCTTCTATGTGCTGGATGAACAGACGCTCCATCACTCCCCGCACGGCCGGGTTCCTTTCCCGCATGATGAACGAGGGGTGCCAGGTGGGGCAGATCCAGTGCTTGGGGGCCGGAATCTTCCAGCCCACCCAACGGTCCAGAGTCAGCAGGTCGTCCTTCCAGTATGGCTTCACCACGGTCGAGAGCGCATGCTTGCCCAACGTGATGACCACGCGGGGCTGGAACTCCTCCAAGGTCCGGACCAAGTTCGGCCGGCACCACTCAACTTCCTTCCCGTCCCGCGGCATGCGGTTGGACGGAGGATGGCAGATGATCGAGTTGGTGATCCGGAGGTCGTCGAAGGCATAGCCCGCCCGGCTCACGGCGTCCCGGAGAAACTCGCCGGACGGCCCGACAAAGGGCTGGTCCATCTTGTCCTCCTGTTCTCCGGGGGCCTCGCCCACGATCAGCGCCCCGAGGCTGCCAGAGCCCCACGGCTCCATCTTCGGCGACTGGCAGGTCTTGTAGAGACCGCAGGCCCCGCATTTGGGGGCCAGGTCTCCTCCGGGCCGGGACGAACGAATCTCGGCTGGCTTGAAGAATCCCTCCATGATCAGAAGGGCACGTCGTCTTCGCTGCCTGCGGGAGCCTCCTCGGCTGGCGCTTCCTCCGCGGCCGGTCCCTTCGGAGCGGCGACGGGCACGGCGTGCTTCTTGGGACGGCTCAGCACGCTCACATATTCCCAGTAGCCGCTCTTGCCCTTGACTCCTCCGGTGGCCTTCAGTTTCCGGTCCGTGATCTGGGCGTCCCGGTAATTGCTGATGATGTGCTTCAGGAGGGTGGGAGTGAGCACGAACTCAAGCGGCGGGCCGGCGTAGGTGCACGGGATGGTTTCCTTGTAGAAGTCCCCGGAGAGCCCGCGGCCTTCGATCAGCACGGATCCATTCTTGTGTCCCTGCTTGGGAGGAGAAAGCTTGAAGGTCAACGTGGTCTCCACCCCTTGGATGTGGTCGGCTCCCCACAACGCCGCAATCTCCCCGGCGTTGGCCAGGGATGGAGGCAGCTTGATTGGTTGGCCGTTCACGACGAGGACCTCATCCATGCCGGGAGGATACGGATCGACGAACTTGCGTGCGGAATAGACCAGCCCGTTGCCGTTCTTGAAGTGGACCCAGTTCTGGGTGGCGGAGATGTGGGTCATGCCCAGTCCGATGATGTTGGCGATCGCGACTCCGCGGATCAGAATTGGAACCTTGTGGCCGAGGGAGACGTGGTAGCGCATCAGCTGGAGGTTGTTGCAGGCCTCGATATACTTCGGGTGTATGTGGACGCACGTGAGGCTCCAGTTGTCGGCCTCGTTGGTGCTCACGCACTCCTTCACCTGGTCGATGACGGTCGAGAAGTTCTCCGGCAGCTTGCCCCAACCCTTGGGCATCTCTTCCGTGATCTTCTCCACGGGCAGGAGAATCTCCGCGTCGCGCGAGAAGGAGAAGTTGCGGGTGCCGCGCAAATACTTGTCGTCCTTGAACACCAGGTTCCGGAATTCCAGTTGGCCGTCCGGGTTGTGATAGACCTCCAGCCATTCGTCGTTCTTCAGCTTCTCCAGGGAGGCCAGCAGCTTCGAGGCCGGGACGGCTCCCCCGAGGGTCATCTTCGTTTGCTTGTGGCACGCGATCTCGTCGTTGTAGGTGAACACGTAACCGTCCTTGAAGACAAAGCAATTGGATTGCTCCAGCAGCTCCTTCGAGGAGAGCCCGGACCTCACCATGTGCAAATCGTTCAGCAATTCCTCCCGCTTAATTTTCATTTGGCTTTCCGTTTGAGTTTGAATCTGATGATCCGTTCATAGTCGTAAATCCCTTTGTATCTTCCGATGTGCAGCCGCATCTTCACCTGCTGCTTCGTGGCTCCCTTGACCTTCTTCTGGATGTCCTCGATCGTCTGCCACTTGGTGGTCATCACCGAGTTGACCTTGGCGGCCACCGTCCCCTTCCGGGACCCGTGGTCGTCGCGTGGTTTGGCTGTGTATTTGCTCATGGGCAAGCTATTATCGGAGCAGAGACCGGGCGCACGGGCAACCCAGTGCCAGGTTTCCTGCGGTCCATACATACTGATCTTCCGTCCATTCCCCGTCGCGGAGGAACACCCAGTTGAGACGGTAGATGCCGATCAGTTTTTCCTTGGGTGTTTGGTTGATGCCTATCATTCCCGTCACGTGGGCGTTCTTTCTCTTGTCCTCTGAGAAGTCACCCTTGCGCATCAGCCATCGGTCATAGGACCTGGCCGCGGCTTGGGTGGCCGTCACCACCAGGTTGTGGTAGTCGAGGGAGATTCGGCGCATGACCTCCCAGGTTGCGTTGATCTGATGGCGGAATTCCTGCCGGGCCACGGACTCCTCCACCTTGGTCAGGTCCGCGTAGTCGATCACCACCACGTCCGGCACCCACCCCGTTGCGGACATCTGGTCCACGTCGGACTCGATGTCGGAGGCCGAGACGGTCCCGGCAGGTGCGCACTTGACCCGAAGCGGAGACAACTTCATGGCCGAGTTGAGCCGCAACTCCTCGACGGCTCTCTGGACCTCGGCGATATGATACGGGGTTGGCCAGGTGTCCTCCGCGTCGACCAGAGCCGTGGGTCGTCCCTCGTCATCCTTGGGCCCGAGCTTGATTCCCTTCGGCCACTTGATGGCGTGCTTCAACTCCTTCCGGGGCTTCAGGGTCATCCGGGAATAGAGACGGCGCTTGACTTGCTCCTCCGACATGTCCCCGAACACGTAGTAAAGCACCCGGCGCCTTTGGTTGAGGGCCGTCCAGACCACTTCCTGGAGCCAGAAAGATTTGCCCCGCTTCTCCGGGCCGGCGAATGAGATGAAGGCGTCGCGTTCGAAGTGTTCGGACAGGAATCGGCCCAGGTCACCCCGGAACTCGATCACCGGCTTCACCTTCTCCATCCTCTCCATGGTTTTGTGGATGGATTCTTGGGAGAAGGGATTGAGCCAGGCGTCCGAAGAGAAGGAGACCGGCTTGTGCGCAGCGTAGAGTTGGCGAGCCCGGCCCAGGTCGTTGTTCTCCAGCGAGTTCTGCATCTGGTTGGTCAGGCGTTCCAGCCGGACCTTCTCGAAGTAATCCCCGGCCCGGTCCATGACCCACTGTTCATTGAGCTGCTCCGGTATCTTCTCGTATTCATCCGAGAGAGTCTGGAGGAAACTTTCAACCAGTCCAGACTCCTCGTCGTCCTGACGGGTTGCCACGTGGCGGGCGTAGAAGTCCTGAATTGCCCGGCCCGGAGCCTCCTTGTGCTTTCCATAGAACTCGAAGCACCAGCCGGTGACGAGATTGGCCCAGCGGTTCCGGAACAATCCCTCGCCCTGTTGCGAGTTCAGCTCCCGGAAGATCCGACCGAGAATTCCGGAGTGTGTGATCAAGGCCATGAGGATTGTTTTTTCCTCCGAGGCCTGCACGGCTCTGACCTTCATTCTACTTCGGCGATCTGCTTGACGGTTCCCTTGTTGACTGTCCTGAGCTGAACCTCTGGGTGGTCCAGGTCGTCCGGGTCCTCCCCGTTCCTTTCCCTTATCGCCTTTTCTTTTTCCACGAACTTGTGGATCCGGTCGAACTTCTCCGTGAAGGACGTGAGCGTGTGAACCACCGGAGCGTATTCGGACTCATACCAACGCAGGAATCTCTTGAGGGTCTTGTTCACTTTGCCGTTGCCGTGACGGGCGCAGAGGGCTCTGTATGCCTCTTCCCAGCGGATCAACGTGGCTCGCGACCAGCCTCCGGGACCTCCTCCCTTCGAGTAGGTCGGGTTGGCTCCGGGCACTCTCACGTGGTATCCGTGGCGCCGGGACCAGTTGGCAAATTCCGTCACGGCCGGGGAGAGTTGAGTTGCGTCAGCTCCGAGTCCAGGCAAGAGGACGTCGGCGACGGGGCGATCGTCGCCCCTCGTAGTCTCTCCTTCCCGTAAGGGAACCTTGGCAGAAGTTTTCTTCTGGGGTCCCCGGAAGTTTTCTTCTGGGGTGGGCAGAAGTTTTCTTCTGGGGTCCCCGGCGATCACAACTACTCGTGTGAGCCCGTCTCTTGGGATGACCTGAACGATGCCCAGGTCTCTGAATTTGGCGATCGTGACCGAAACCCATCTGTCTGTTTTCTTCCACCACTTGGCGAGGTATTCGTTGGAAGCCCAACAACCTCCGGCCTTCGGATCTTGCAGTGCGTCTATCTTTGCGAACAGCAGGACCTCCTCCCCGTTCAAGGTCCCGGCCTCATAGAGCCTCATCAGCGAGACGGGTAGATAGGTTCCCCGGTAGTGTTCTCTCGGTTCATCCATGGTAAAAAAGTTAAAGCCGCCGCTCATGGGCTCGAAATTGGCGCTGGCGCGACCTCCCACGAACGACGGCTAAATTGTCAAATCTTTTCTCCAGCTTCGGCTTTCGAGGGCCGATCCTGTGAAGGTATCTTCGGCCGGCCACGTGTAAAGACCTAACTGGCGAAGATGGAAGTGAGACGGACGACCGGGCCACTGATCGCTAAAGGCAATATTATCATCGAACCTCCTTGAGTTTCAGCTCGACGGCTTGTTCATAGTTGAGCTCAAGGCTGAACTCTCGGTTTTCCCCGAAGCAGAACTGCATGTGAGGTCCCGGTGGATACAGCTCCGGGTTGTTCATCTCCCGGACCGACACGGTGGACTCGCCGCCCAGACGGGACGGCCTTCCGATGACTACCCTTTGCCCACGGCGCTTGTTTCTGTATAGGATCATACGAGTATCTTTTCTTTGAAGGGATCCGCTGAGGTGTGCCCCAGCTTGTTGTGGTGGTTCAGGAATTCTTGAGGGGAGGCGAAGACCGTCTCCTTGTCTTTGGGCAGGCGCATCTCCCGAGGGTCCCGGAGGATTTTGCCCACGTTGGCCCGGTAGATGGCCAGACCGGCGCACCGGTGCGGCTCGCGCTCGTGGCACTCCGCCGTCGAGTCGGAGTGGGCCACCTGGATCCACTCCTCGGCGTTGTGCTCGGATCCCAGCCAACCGGGCATGGCCTTCCTCCTCCACGGGCAATCCCCGCACGGGGAGATGTGTTGCTGGGTGGACTTGTTAGGCATAGAAGGTCTCCAGGAGGGCTTTGAACCATTCCGTGTTTTCGTGCTTGGTGTTGTCGGAGCTGAACGAAGGGTTGAGTGCGGTCTTGTCTTTCAGCTGCCCGATGAACTTCCCGTTGAAGGAACTCCAGAGCGCGATGCCCTCCGTCTCCCCCACCTTGAAGTCGATGCGGATGTAGTCGGACTCTCCGGCATCGTGTTTGGACGAGTCCCATCCCCAGCCCCGGTCCGTGACGGTCTGCTCGACCTCTTGGAAACCACGGCGGCGTTTGAACACTTTCATTCCCTTTGGTGCTTGCTTAGTTTTTGGCATAAATCAATTCCCGTCCCAGTCGAGGAGACCGAGGCGTTTGTCTTGGGCCCATTGTTCATCCGGTCCCATCTGCCAGTAGTCGGAGGACCGGCCCTTGGCTCGTTCCTTCCCGTCGATCTGGCGGACCATGGGGCTGAGGCCGTTCACGGTGTAGAGGAAGGGCAGTGAGGCCCACTCCTCATCCGTGTCGACCATCTCCCAGTCGATGATCCGGTATTCCCGGCGCTCGCTCGGCTTCTTGGTGGGGAACAACCGATCGACCATCTCCTGGAGTTGATGCCACCGGTCCGGGACGCGGGCCGATAGATTGACGTTGTGGATGTCGAAGCCGATCTCGGTTCCGTTCATCAGTTTGACTCGATGTCTGCTCATAAATTCTCCTTCCAGTATCCATACACGCAGCGCTGCGGTTCGTAGGCCCACCCGGCTCCGTTCGGGAGTTCCCGTGCGCCCTTGGGAATGGGACCGGGACTGCCCGGAGGATAGACGGTGACCCCGCGCTCGCCGCAGTTGTGAGTGTCGTAGATCACTCCGTCAATCACGGCCACGAAATGCTTAGAGACTCGGCATATGATCCGGCCCGGCGGGAGTTCCCCCGGAGCCAGGTGGACTGTGCAGCCGGAGCCTATCGCCATCGTGGGCGTCCAAGTCCAGCCAAGTAGGCGCATGTATTCCTTCATCACTTTCATCGGCAGCCCGTTCCGGGGTGACGGGTTCTTGACCCGCATCTCCTGGAGTAGGGCCGTCATCGATTCGTAGACCCCCGCGTATGGAAGTTCGGCCGCTATCGCGATGGCTCTCACGCCGCAGTCGCCTGTGCTTCCCCGGAACCCGGCCGCGGCTCTTCCGCCGTCGTCGTGAATGAATGGCATCTTGCTCATAAGATTATCCTCGGCACGGGCACGGGACCCAACGATCGCCGTCGTCGAACCGTCCCGTGTTGTTACACACGGTGCAGTCGTGCTCCTGCCACTTGAGGTCCACGTGGTGGGCAGCCAGCTTCTCGTTCTCCGTCCGGGCCGTCTCCTCGCTGATGCGGGCGGTGCCCATGACTTCGTTCGTGGCCGTGTTGACGAGTTCGTAGGGCATAAATTCTTAGTTGCCCGGAATGAAGACCTGAACCGCGTATTGGTTCGGGCCCATTATGTAGGAGGTCCAGCCTCCGTCCACCCGGACGAGCTGATCGAGGGTCACCGTCTTTCCGTTCTTTGTTTTGGATGTTCGTTTCATCATGCCTTACTTAACGGCATCCGATGGGAAAAGTAAAGGGAAAATGTAAACAATTTTTTACTCCTTTCCACCCGCCGTGGACGCGGCGTTCATGTGCCCCTCCGAAGATAAAGGGAAACGAGAGATGCTCACAACGCTCAAACTTTACAACTTTCAGGCCCACGCAAAGCGCCTGATCCAGTTCGATCCCCGGATCACCACGATCAGAGGGAGAACGGATGTCGGCAAGTCCGCCATCCTCCGGGCCTTGCGCTGGCTGGCCCTCAACGACACCGGAGGAGAGGAGTTCGTCACGTGGGGAGCGGAGGAGGCCGTGGCCATCGTCGAGCTGGAAGACGGGGCCGGCGGACAGGCCAAGATCGTCCGGAGGAAGGGTCGGGAGAACGTCTACAAGCTGGACGGCCAGGTGTTCAAAGCCTTCGGGGCCGGCAAGGTCCCGGAGCCGGTGGCCGCGGTGCTCGCCCTCTCCGAGATCAACTTTCAGAGGCAGCATGACAAGCCGTTCTGGCTCGACGATCCCGCCGGGGAGGTCTCCCGGCAACTCAACCGGGTCATCGACCTGTCCGTCATCGACACGGCCATGTCGAATGCGGCGAAGATGGTCCGCACCGCCCGCGAGCGGGTCTCCGTCTCCGAGTCCCGTTTGGAGGAAAAGAGGACGAAAGAAACGGAGGCGATGAACGGGACAAGGCGCATCGAACGGTTTAGGTTGCTCAAGGCGAAGTATGACACACTTGCAAAAATCAAATCGAATCTCGATCAACTGGAGGCGATCGTCCGGCTGGCAGATTCCGTTGACGTTCCTGCCCTTGAGCGCCGCGCGGCCCAAGCGGGGGTTCTGGTTCAGAAGGCATCTGAGCTCAGAAACGTCAATCGCGCTCATTCCCATCTCTCTGGATTGATCCACGGAGTCGAGGAATGCAATAAGGCGATTCTGGAAGTCCCGGACATCGGCCCCCTGTCTGCGAAGTGGATTCAGCTGCGCCAGGCGCAAGCCCAATGGGAACTCCTGAACGAACTGGTCGAGAACGCGCTCGCCCTGGATGAGTGCATCGCCGCGGACGATCTTGAGCTGAAGCTGATGCACGAGCGGCTGTTCAAGCACGCGTGCCCAACCTGCGGGAGGAAGAATGAAAAGTGAACCGATCGCCATTTTGTGCAGTGACATTCACCTGAGCCTCCGCCAGCCCGCCTGCAGAGCCGACGATTGGCTCTCCGTGCAGAAGGATTATCTGGGCCAGGTGAAGAGCCTCGCCTGCACCGTCAAGGAGCGCTGGCTGGGTAACAAGAACACGACGGGCCGTCCGGTCCCGGTCCTCTGCGCCGGGGACATTTTCGATCGGTGGAATCCTCCCCCGGAACTCATCCGCTTCGCGCTGGAGCATCTCCCGGACGGGATGATCTGCGTGCCCGGCCAGCACGACCTGCCCGAGCACAGGTTCGACCAGATCCACCGGAGCGCATACGGGTGCCTGAGGGAGGCCGGGAAGATCCGCTGCGCCGCCACCCACCGGCGCTCCGAGGTCCCGTCCCGATCCCACATTTGGCTGGAGGAGAACTGGGCCGTGTATGGATTTGCGTGGGGAGAGCCGGTCGAGCCTCCGCTCCAGGACAAGTCGATCGCGCTGGTCCACCAATACGTGTGGACGATTGGGGCCTCTTATCCCGGAGCCCCGGAGGATTCCCACCTGGCCAACTTCATGAAGCTGCTCCGCCGCTACAAGGCCGCCGCGTTCGGGGACAACCACAAGGGATTCCTCAAGCGGCTCAAGACCGGCACGACCGTGCTCAACTGCGGCGGGTTCATCCGGAGGAAGTCGGACGAGCTGGACTACCGGCCCAGCGTGGGCATACTCCATGCCGATGGATCCATCAAACTGCATCACCTCGACACCCGCAAGGATGAGTTCCGGACCCCGGAGGAGATGGCCGAGGTGGCGGAGGCCGACATGGCCGGGTTCGTGGACGAACTGTCCCGGCTCGGGGAGCACGACATGGACTTCCGTCAGAGCGTGCGCATTGCGGCGGAGACGATGGACCTGTCTGGACCCGTGAAGGAAAAGGTGTTAAAGTGCCTCGCCGAAGATAAGACAGCCGCATGAGCGAAGACGAATACAGAGAATTGAAGGCCAAGCACGACGAGCACGTGCGCGCGGCGTCCGAAGCCAGGGGAGCCAAGAAGGGCCTCGAGGATCGGATCCGGAAGGAGTTCAAGCTGCCGGACCTGAAGGCCGCCAAGGCCAAGCTCAAGTCGCTGGCCGGAGACGTGGCCCGGCTGGAGGGAGAGCTGGACGAGCTCAAGACGGCGTACGAGGAGGAATTTCCAAGTGAAGCATAAAGACACAATCACGGAGAACCGCAGGCAGGCAGTGATCGCCGCGGTCCCCGGAGGCAAATGGATCATCTACCGTTACGGGTTGGTGTTCCGGGTCTTCATGGATTGTCCGGAGGGTCTCGTCGAGTTCGACCAGACGTGGATCGCCCGGCACCGGTCTCAGCTCCACCAAATCTGTCTGGCTGCCAGTGCCCAGATTCACAACCACGGGCTGGACGTTGACGAGTATGCTGGACGTTGACGAATGGATGGCCCTGGAAGCCAAAGCTGTCTCCGGACTGGAGCGGCGCATCGAGCACGCCAAACAATCCGTGGTCGAGGAGCAGGAGGAGCTGGCGGCCGCGGAGCTGGACCACGCCCACAGCCTGGAGGCCCAGAAGGTCATCTCGACCGTGGCCCAGACCGTCCAGGCCCAAGCCCACAAGAGAATCTCCTCGGTGGTGACCACGTGCCTCGCGGCCATCTTCGACGACCCATATGAGTTCCGGATCGCGTTCGAGCAGAAGCGGGGGAGGACGGAGGCCAAGCTGCGGTTCGTGCGCAACGGCCACGAGGTGGAGCCCGTCGAGGCGTCCGGAGGAGGAGTGGTGGACGTGGCCGCCTTTGCCCTGAGGTCCGCCTGCATCGTCCTCCACCGGCCCCGGCTCCAGAAGGTGGTCTTCATGGACGAGCCGTTCAAGTTCGTCTCGCGGGAGTTCCGCCCGGCCGTGAGATCCATGCTCGAGCAGGTGAGCCGGGACCTCGGGATGCAGATCATCCTGGTGACCCACGACGGAGAACTCCAAGCGGGCAAGGTGATCGACTTATGAGCGCCAAAAATAAGAAGCTGAAGGAATTGGTAGAGCAAGCCAAGGAAGCCATCAATGAGGTCCACGGATTCACGGACGTGTCGCAGGAGAGCACCTTGGAGGCCCTCGAAGAATTGGCTTCGGAGCTGGAGACCAAGATCATGTGCCTACGGGAGGAGCTGAAGTGAAAGCCACCGGGAGAATTCCGTGGCGCATAGAGACCGGGGGCAAGCGGAAGATGTCCGCCGTGCTGGATGCCGACGGAGGATTGGTCTGCGGGTCTCTCATCTGCGAGCAGCCCCCGGAAATGATCCAGATCCACAAGCAAATGGTGGAGGCCGTGAACAATCAACCCTCGGGCCTCGCCTATGATGCGTTGAGCTGGGAAATCCGGCAAGCCCCCAAGAGCTGGCTGCCCGCCTTGGTTCTGGTGGTGCTGGAAGCAGCATCCAAGCAGCATGTATTTGCCTCTCGGGAGGCCACAAACAGAGTGATCGAACGTCAGCTTGACAAATACTGGAAGGATTGATATGAAAGGAATTGTGGGAATGGTGATGTGCGACGAGCAGGGCTGCTCGACCGGATTCATGGACGACTCGGGCATCCGGACCGGCCATGCGGACGCCGTCCAAGCCGGCAACGACGCGGAGAGAAAGGCGGTGGCCGAGGGATGGAGCGCGGACACCCGCGGCAAGACGCGCCACTACTGCCCGAACCACACGCAGGAGAGGAGACTGGAGGAGGAGCGGAGGAAGGCAGCCTTCGAGAAGAAGGCATGAAGCAGCCGCCCAACCCTCTGAACCACCCGTGGCGCCGGTCCCGGCTCTCCCGCAAGCCGGGGGAGCCCAAGTCCACCTCCAACGGGCACAACTTGATCCACATCTGGCGCAAGGAGAGGGAGCGCAAATGGAAAAGATAGAATGCCCATACTGCGGAACCCCGTGCGAAGCGGAATACGTGGACATAGGGGTGGGCATGCAGCAGGTGACGGCCCACGCCTGCCCCAATTGCCACGCGGTGGAGATGGGACCCCACGACGAACCGGTGGAACTCACGGAGCAAGAAAAGCGCACGGGCTGGTATGAACCGGACCCGGCCTGGGCCGTGCCTCCCAAATGAAGACCGTCAAGATAGACGTGCACCCGGCCCTCATCGGCCTGCTCCTCCTCTGGATCTTCCACTGGACAGGCTGCTATTGACGGGGCTAAGTTGAATGGCCATGCAAGAGATAAGCAAAATTAGCAGGGAGTTCAGGAAGAAAAACGGGACCTTCAACGTGGACCTGGCCTTTGTGATCCAGTTTTACGACGCCTACCTGAGAGAGAAGAATCTGGCCGTCGTGGCCTCCACCTTCGGAGTCACCCCTTGGAACCTCCAGAAGATCATAGAGCGGCACACCGAGCTCCAGCTGGCAATGACCATGGCGGACGAGAACCGAAGGAAAGGCATCCTTGCTAACTACATCTTGTCGAATCTTTCCCATACCGCCAGGGCCACGTGGGAGAAGATCACCAAGCTGAGCACCTACGAAGAGATAGAAGCCGTGTTCAAGAAGCACCCCGTGAAGCTGCGCCAGCAACTCTTCTGCACGGCCATTCTCTACACCGGCCACGACAACTCCAAGGCCCTGCGCATGGTGGGCATAGACTACAATCACCTCACCAAGTGGAAGCAGGACGCCGAATTCCTGCAGATGCTGGAGGAGGTCCAGTGGCACAAGAAGCAATTCTTCCAGAAGGCCCTCATCGGCTTGGTCGCCGAGGGACACCCCGGAGCCGTGGTGTTCGTGAACCGGACCGTCAACGCGGACATGGGCTACAGCGAGCGGCTGGATCTGAACGTCCAGGGCCAGGCCGGCAATGACGTGCGCTACGAGCTGGAGCAACTGGACCTCCCCGTGGAGGTGCTGAAGACCGTCCTGGAAGCCATCGAGCGGAAGAACAAGGAGGATGGGATCACGGACGCGGAGGAGGTCCCGGAGTTCCCGACCAGCGGCCGTCCCATGAAGCGCATTGCGCGCACTCCGACCAAGGGCTAGCGAGCTCCCGACTATAGCCTCGGCCCGTTGACGGTGGGCCGGATTATGAAAGATGACGAGCGCGACAGGCTGCTCCACATCACCCTTGATTGGGAGAAGGAGTGGAAGGCAGCCGGGATGCCGGAGTATAGCCAGGAGAACATCAACCCTTGGCAGTCTCTGGTGGTCCATTTCAAGAACCAGCACGACCGGGAGGACTTCTTTGCCAAGCTGGGCTTCCCTCCCCGGACGAACACCAACCTCACCATGAAGTGGACGTGGTATCCTCCGCAGGACTACCAGAAGTGGACGGACAAGAGCCATCCACCGACCAAGGTGGGCCCCAACAAGTATCCGGTCTATGTGATCAGCAAGGGCCGGGCCGACACCATGCTCACGATCCGGCAACTCAGGCACCTGGGCATCCCTCACTTCCTGGTGGTGGAGCCCCAGGAGCGGGAGAGGTATGCGATGGCCCTCCTCGCGCACGCGAAGGTGGTGGGGCTGGAAAACTCCAAGACCACGACCTTGCTGGTCCTGCCCGAGGCCAACTACGGCAAGGGCTGCTCGATCCCGGCTCGGAACTGGGTGTGGGCACATTCCATGAAGCTGAGGATTCCCGTCACCAAGCCCTGCGAGAGGTGCGGCGGCAGCGGGTTCTCCGGACGCGGGACCGGCTACGACGACGTGTGCAACCAGTGCGGAGGAATGAAGGAGGAGCTGGTGCGGTGGAAGGTTGGAGCCGACAAGCACTGGATCCTGGACGACAACATCCAGGGCTTCTTCGAGTTCAACCGCAACGAGAAGCCAAAGATCAGGGACTACAACCCGTTCGAGATTGTGGAGCGCTTTGTGGATCGGCACAACAACGTGGGCCTGGCCGGGATGAATTACGAGTTCTTCGTCCAGAGGAGGAACGACACCCCACCCTACTATCTGAACACGCGGGTCTATTCCTGCATCCTGATCCGCAACGACCTTCCGTTCAGATGGAGGGGCACATACAACGAGGACACGGACCTCAGCCTGCGGGTCCTCAAGTCCGGGATGTCCACGGTGCTCTTCAACTACGTGCTGGCCAAGAAGGTGACCACCATGATAATGAAGGGAGGCAACGAGGCGATCTACAAGCTGAAGGGGGAGGACGGGCGGCTCAAGATGGCCCAGGCCCTGATGAAGCAACATCCGGACCTGGTCAAGATCACGCACAAGTGGGGCAGGTGGCAGCACCAAGTCAATTATGCCCCTTTCTCTCAGAACCGATTGGACCGATAATACGGGGAACAAACTATGCTCGAAGAACAAGACAAGCTTTTGCCGGACCTGAAGCCGGACATCCTTCAGGAGTGGATAGGGATGCCCGACTTCAACATGGAGAACCTCATGTCGTGGCAGTCCACCGTGGTCCACTTCAAGTGCCAGAAGGACCGGGACGAGTTTGCCGCGCTCATCGGGCAGAAGCTGACCCCCAAGACCCGCAGCATCTGGTATCCCAAGGCGGAGATAGGCCACTTCGCGGGCAAGAGCTGGGAGAGTTCCCTGCCCCACCACCAGAAGGTCCCCCGGTATCCCATCTACATCATCAGCAAGGGGCGCTGGGAGAGCCGCAAGACCTCCAAGGCGTTGGAGAAGCTTGGCATTCCCTATTACATCGTGGTGGAGCCCCAGGAATACGACAACTATGCCTACTACATAGATGCGGCCAAGATACTGCGGCTGCCCAAGGAGAACTACGGAGGAGGCTGCTCCATCCCGGCCCGGAACTTCTGCTGGGCCCACTCCCGGAGGCTCGGGGTGGCCCGCCACTGGGTGCTGGACGACAACATCGAGGGATTCTTCCGGCTCACCGACAATCTGAAGGTGCCCGTGGGAGACGGCATGATCTTCCGGGCTGCGGAGGAGTTCACGGACCGTTACGAGAACGTGGGCATGAGTGGGTTCAACTACTTCATGTTCGCCCCGCGGAAGTCCCCGGACATCAAACCGTTCACGCTCAACACCCGCATCTATTCGTGCATCCTGCTGAGCAACTCGATAGAGGACCCGGAGACGGAGAAGCCCTTTGCGTGGCGGGGCCGCTACAACGAGGACACGGACCTGTCCCTTCGGATCTTGAAGTCCGGGCTCTGCACGGTCCTCTTCAACGCATTCCTGGCCTTCAAGAACACCACGATGACCATGAAGGGAGGCAACACAGAGAGCCTCTATCAGAAGCAGGCCGGGTTCGACGGGCGCCTGGAGATGGCCAAGAGCCTCAAGGCCCAGCATCCGCAGCACGTGAAGATCACGGAGAAGTGGCACAGGTGGCAGCACCACGTCGACTACTCCGGATTCACCCAGAAGCTGCGCAGGAAGCCGAACATCAAGGTGGAGAAGATCAAGAACAACTACGAGATGCACCTGAAGATCCAGCAGGGCAAGAGTGACCCGAAGATATAGGCATGAGCAAGCCCAACATCCCGGAGGCCGAGCCCGAATACGACTACGGTGTGGCTGCTCCTCCCTTCTTCATCAGGAAGCGGAAGGACAAGACGGCCCCGGAGGTCCTGGTCCAGCGGGGAGCCAACGCGCCCAAGACCAACCAGGGCGACGCCATCATCAACGCGATGGCTCAGAGGATCCAAATCCTGCGAGCCGTCCAAACTCCGTCCCCAATCCCCAACCCATCAAAGTGATGTTATACGAAGCGATAAGGACCCGTGAGGGTGAGAAGATCCGAGCCTGGGCCCGTCCCTCCGTCTACAATCCCGGCATAGAGGTCGGCTTGATGAAGGAGGTCCCGGCCCACGTGGTCCCCATCGAAGGGAAGCCGGGCGAGGTCCAGAACGTCCAGACCACCTACTACGACGCCAAGCTAGAGTGGGTGAAGGTGGAGCTGGGCACTGTCCAGCTGAACAACCCGCAGGGGATGGCCAACCTCCCGTATGAATTGGCCCAGCAGCTCATGGACGTGCTTTGGGATGCGGGAGTCCGCCCGGCCGCGGCCAAGGCTTCCGTCGGCCAGCTCCAGGCCACCGAGAACCATCTGAAGGACCTCCAGACGATCAACGGGAAGCTGCTCGACAAGGTGCTCGAGAACCCGGCCTGGATCGCGATCGAGAAGATGACCGACTTCCGAACGAGCAAGGACCCTCTCTCGCCGTGACCGACCTGGATCGCATCCACAAGCTCAGGGTTGCCCTTCGCATGGCCGCGAACACATTCAAGCGTTACGAGCAGATCCACCTGAACAAGGGGACCCCGGATGGGAAAACGAAGGCGCGAGAGAACAGCGAGCAAGCCGCCTATTTGGAGAAGGTCCTCAAGGAGACGGAAACCTTGCCCGCCGGGGGAGGAGCCACGGGCGGTGTTGTCCACCTGCCTCTCAGAAGGGTGGGAGAATGAGCGAGAAGGAACTCATTAAGGTGGCCAAGTGATCCTCCGAGATGAAAATAGCGATGGCCAAGCAGGGCCTTGCGATGCAGACAACCGGAAACACGGAGCAGGATGACGCTCATATCCACGATGCCGCAAGATCCACGTGCATGATCGCTGCTGGGTTCTGCCCTAACGGGTGCGGAGAACTCCACGAGGTCGGCCAGCATCAGGTTTGCATCAAGTGCGGGTTTTCCTATCACCAAACAAGCATATGAGCAGAACCTCCGGAGGACAATTCAAGTGCCCGGTCTGCGGGGAGACCGTGGGCACATACGGACGCTACCAGCACTACAACCGCCACGTGAAGGAAGGGAAGATGACCAAGGAGGCCAAGGCGGCTCGCTACGAGTTTTACATCAGCGGTCCCAACTACAGGAAGGCAGAATGAAGGGCACACTCATCACCATAGACGATCCGTGGAACCCCGGCAATCCTCTCCGGAGGGATCACCCCGGCCACGCGCTGGCCAACCAACTGTTCCACAACCCGTGGGACGACATTGATTTTATGGGTGCCGGACTAGGGATGGGAGTCACGATCGACGTGAAGCCTCGGGACATGGGCAGCCTGCTGGCTTGGCTGAAAGGTGTGGACGTGCCGCCGAAGATAGACTAAACAGTATGCTGATGACCAACACGGAAGCTGAGGAGTTGTGGAAGCGGTGGCCTGACCGAGACACGGAGGAGGGCCGGGAACGCTTCTTCAAAGAGACCTCCTGGATGCCAACAAAGAATGGTTACCTGATACTGGTATTGAAAGGACCCGATGAGCAGAGAGATAAGATCCACCAACAACGGAGCGAAGAGCGCAGGCAAGAAACGTCCGGCCCCGGCCAGGATCGTCAAGGAAGTGCCCCAGGAACTGCCCCCGGAGACGGCCATCGTCCAGAAGGTCGACATGCCCATGGCCCTGAGGATCAAACTCGGATCCCTGGTGGTCCACTGCGAGGAACTCCTCTCGCCGTCCGCCCACGAGTTTGACAAGCACGCGATCAACACCCTTCTCCAGGACCCGGACGTGCGGGCCTTCATGGAGGAGACCTCCAAGATGGGCATCCTGCCCGTGAAGCGGTGATGTGGATCGCGGTCTTTAGCCTTGCCTTGGTGGGCCTCACGCTCATCAAGGCCGTCCGGGAGCGGGAGAAGTAATGTTCAGCATCAGCGCGCGGGGAGCCAGGGCCGCGGTGGCCCGGTCCTCCTTCTACGAATTCCTCAAGCTCGTCTGGCCGATCATCGTGGCCGACAACCTGGTCAAGAATTGGCACATCGTATACCTCTGCGACCAGCTCCAGAAGATGGCCGAGCTGGTCTTCGCGGGCAAGCCGAAGGAATACGACATCGTGGTCAACATCTCTCCCGGCTCCTCCAAGAGCACAATTTGCTCCCAAGCCTTCCAGGCGTGGTGCTGGACCCGCATGCCTTCCTTCCGGTCCGTGAACGCATCCTACGCCTACGACGTGGCCCTCAAGGATTCGCTGGCCTGCCGCGACATCGTCCAGTCGGAGTTCTACCAGGACCACTTCCCCAACATCCAGCTGCGCGAGGACCAGAACGCCAAGGGCCTCTTCGTGAACACCAAGCGGGGAGCCCGGCTCAGCGCCTCCGTCGGATCCCGTCTCATGGGCTATCACGGGCACATGCTGTTCGTGGACGACCCGATCGACCCGGAGAAGGCCGTCAGCGAGGCCGAGCTCAAAAAGACCAACCGCTGGATGACCACCACCCTTCCCTCCCGCGGCATCTTCCGGGCCGACACGCCCCTCTTCCTGATCCAGCAGCGACTCGCGCAGAATGATCCGTCCGGCGAGAGGATAGAACGGGGCGGCCGCGTGAAGCACATCTGCATCCCGGCCGAACTCCTCTTCGACAAGGAGGGCAAGCTGACGGTCCTCGTTCAGCCACCCGGCCTCGCGAAGTATTACAAGCCGGACCGGAACGGCCACAGGTTGATGGATCCAGTGCGGCTCAACAAGCAGAATCTCACGGAGTTCGAAAAGACCTTGGGCGCCTACGGATACGCCGGCCAATACCTTCAGGACCCCGTGCCCCTGGGAGGAGCCCTGTTCGACATCACCAAGCTGCAGCTGATGGAGGTCTGCCCGCCCATGGTGCGTTTGGTCCGGGCCTGGGACAAGGCGGCCACCAAGGATGCGGGCGCCTACTCGGCCGGGGTCCTCCTCGGCATCGACAAGTTCGGGGACTACTGGATCATCGATGTGGTGCGCGGGCAGTGGACTCCCTCGGACCGGGAAAGGATGATCAAGCAGACGGCCCAGCTGGACGCGAAGGGTGCCCACACATACATTGGGGGACAGAGGCCGGACCGGGTCAGCGTGGAGATTCTGGTGGAAACCGAAGGCGGCTCCGGAGGCAAGGAGAGCACCGAGAACACCGTCCGCAACCTCTCCGGATTCCGCATCATGGGCAAGCGGGTGACCGGGGAGAAGGAGGAGCGCGCCTACGCCTTTGCCTCCCAGGTGGGCGTCCAGGACCACGTGAAGGTGCTGAACCGGCCGTGGACCAAGGAATACATCTCGGAACTCCGCTACTTTCCCCACAGTCGGTATAAAGACCAGGTGGACGCAAGTTCACTTGCGTTCAACAGGATAGCGAAACCGAAAAGAATCATCGGTGCGGGGGCTCTCGAACGAAGATAGTCTATGAGTTCCGTCCGCAAGATCCGCCGCCAGACCGTTCCGAGGGAGACGGTTGTTTATTGTGGGGTGGAGTTCTACCGATACCCGGAGTCGCCCAGAAAGCACAAACGGAATTACTTTTGGGCCAGTAGGTGGACGGGCAAGCGAAGGTCTGAATCTCTTCACCGAGCCATCTGGGAAACCGAGAAGGGACCCATCCCGGACGGATATGAGGTCCATCATAAGGACGATAATTCCCTCAACAATGACTTAAGCAATCTGGTCTGCATCTCCAAGAAGGATCATCGGAGGGACCATGCCGACAAGGGTGCTTGGAATACCGATAGGCACCTGGCTCATTTGGCTAGAGCACGCAGAGGCGCTGCTCGCTGGCATAAAAGCAGCAAGGGTAGGAAGTGGCATAGGGAGCATATGGCGCGAATGTGGAACTCTGGCAAGTTCAAGAGGGCGAAAGTAAGGATATGATGGGGTTCGATCCGGAAATTGAGAAGCTGAAAATGCGGACTCAGCTGAAGTATATGGAGAACTTCTCTAGGATGTTCGGCCCGGACTTTGACAAGAAGGTCCAAATGGCTCGAGTGGCCCTCCGAGAGATGCAGAAGATAGACCCGAATGTGATGACCGTTGCGATGACCATGACGGGGTGCGAGGGTTTTATGGAGCTGGTGGACAAGCAGGAAGAGATAATGATCGAGATCGCCAAGAATTTGAAATGAAGGAAATCACAGAGAAGGATTTGAACCCCCACCTGGGCAAGTTCACCAAGGCCAAGCTGCTCCGGATGATCTGCCACATAGCGAACATGGCCAACTCCTACACGCCTGCGGGGACCGGAGCCATCGGGGACCGGGCCTTGATGAAGCTGAACCTCACGCGGTCCCAGTTCGAGGTTCGCTTCAAGGAAGATCCAGCGGCCGGCGACGACACGGAGCGGGTCAGGCTGGAGGGTGTGCGCATCGAGCCTCCCCCGTATGAGTCCGTGCTCGTTCATGACCCGGTGTGGGAACCGCAGGTTGGGCGGCCGGCCAAAATCGTGGAGGGATCCACTTACTGGGCCTCGGGCAAGATCGGCATCGTCCAGGGCAAGATGGACGGAGGATGGGAAGTCAAGGTGCACTTTGCGGACGGCTTCAACGGCGAGACCAACCCTCGGGACCACGTGATAGTGGCCTACAGACTGGAGGAGCCCAAGCCGGAGCCTCCCCCGAAACCTCCGGCCATCATCCCCAACCCTTCCTGATTTTTTATGAGCATCATGCGCCTTGGAGGTCTCCAGAACAAAAACAAGCGAATCATCGGGCAGAAGTATCATCTTCAGCGGTTCTCCGTGGGCGACACCTTCCTGTGGTGCGGAATGAAGGCCCGCATACTGAAGCGGGACATGGAGAAGAAGGAAGTTTGGGTGTGGCTCGTGGAAGCAGCCCGCACGGAGCCCGTCAAGATGGACGACCTTCTGTATGAGTTCGTGGAGGAAGCCAAGCCCCGATAATCTCCTCATATGCGAAACGTCCCAATCGAATTCTTTCTCGTGGCCCAGACGCGGGTCAACCCGGAGGCCGTCAAGAGGTGGCTGGAGTTCCTCGGGGTCTCCGAAAAATACAACGACGACCTCTACGACTTGATGGATCCATTCCCGGACTCTGGATCCACCACGGAGGAAAACATCACGGACCCAGCTCTGCTCATAGCCCTGGCGGCCAAGCGCTGCTACAAATCATTTGAGCCCTCTCTGAATCCCAATCTCTCCAAGGTCAGATCCGACTGGACGGAGTATCTGGACAACGTGCTCAAGTCCCGGCACGGCTCCGTCTGCGAGCACGCCAGCTACTCCTTCGCCATCGAGAACGTGAGCCGGGTCTTCACGGGGGAGATGAACCGGCACCGGGCCGGGGTGGCCGTCTCGGAAGGTTCGATGCGCTTCATCCGCTACGACGACATTCCCTCCTGGCTGCCCACCTCCATCCAAGTGACTCCGGAGGAGGTCAGCCTGTATAACCAGGTCATGATGTATGACCCGTCCCACGACACCTATGACCGGGCCCACTTCGAGCTGGTCCGCAAGAAGATCCAATCGCAGGATGTCTTCAAGGAGGTCTACGAGTTTGTGGAGAGCCGCTACAAGAAGCTGACGGGCATCTGGAAGGATGAGCTGTCCCCGGAATCCAAGTTCAAGGCCAAGAAGCACGTGACCTCCATGATGCGGAGGATTGTCCCCATGGGCGTCGCGACCGGAGGAGTCTGGACCCTGAACATCAGAGCCTTGCGCCACATCATGGCCATGCGCGCCTCCGACGCGGCCGAGGAGGAAATCTTTCACGTGTGGTCCCGGATCGGCAAGGAGATGGTGACCCAGGAGCCTATGCTGATCGGAGCCGACTTCACCCAGACCGCGGAAGGCTTCTGGGTGCCCAAATACGACAAGATATGATTTTTATGGCTGCTATGACTCGGCGGGTGCCCGCGCAAGCGGGGTCCAGTGAGATCGGGCTAGCGGCCACCAATTTATGCCAAGACTAGTGCGCAACACAACACCGGACGGGTCCTGCAAATACGGGCTCGTGAGAATGGACAAGATTCGCCAGATGGATCCCACGCAGCGAAACGCGGTCCTCACCATGCTTCAGAAGCTGGATGACGGAACTCCAGGTCACCGTGGACAAGCTCAAGCAGGCCATTGACAACGAGCGAGGGGTCCCGGAGAAGGCTGCCGATCTGGCCAACTTTGCAATGAAGGCATCACAATTATGGACAAAATCACAGACTACCAGCTAGTGAGCGGCAAGGACCCCTCGAAGTTGACCGAGGAGGTCAAGAAGGAAATGGAAGCGGGCTGGGAGCCGTTGGGTGCTCCCGTGGTGATGGACCGAGGGCATCCCTGCATAGTCCAAGCGATGGTCATCTACAAGCGGGGAGGTCCTTGATGCAGAGCCGGAAGATGTCCGTGGCCGAGACGGCTGTGAACTACCTTGTGGGATACTTCCTCGCGTGGTTCATCATGACTTACCTCCTCCGCTGGCTTGGCTTTCCGGTGACCAAGGGCCAGTCCGGAGGAGTGGTCGCAATCTTCACGGCCGTTTCCGTGATCCGGTCCTATGCCATTCGAAGGCTCTTCAACTGGATCCACGTGAGGGCGAATATGAATAGAACAATGATTCATCCGTTAGACAAGAGACCATGAAAGCGCAGTTTTTGTTTTTTGTAGTAGGAGCCACAAGTGTGGGCAAGTCGACCTTCCTCCAGACGATCAAGGATGTTGGGGGCCTCCAGGTTCACCTGGTAGAAGTGGGCAAGCAGATGCGGGCCAAGTATCCTCCGGAGCACTTCAAGGGGCAATGCAACCCGGCTCACACCGCCGCGGAAGCGTTGCAGATGTGCTTGGAAGGGATCGAAGAAGCTGGCGAGAAGGCCGGGGCCAAGATCATCTTGGTGGACGGGCAGCCGCGGGACGTGGGCCAGGCGGAGGAGATTCTCGGCTGGAGGTTCCAGGACCACCGCACCAAGGCCGTGATCCATCTGATGTGCCACCGGGACGAACGGGAGCGGCGGGCCAGAGTCCGGGAAAAGAACAACCCCGGAGCCCTCCAGCTGGCTCTGGATCGTCTCGACCGGGACGTGCTTCAGCTCCACGAGGTCCTGATCACGTTTGACCGCTACGACCGCTACAACTTCAACACCGGCCATCCCAACTACACCCCGCTGGCGGCCTTTCAGGAGGTGCTGAGGAAGTATGGCGCGTGCCTCTTGGGCACCAACGCCGTGCCCCCGGTCCCGGAGATGTCCGCCGCATCCCACGTCAACAAGACGGCGCGAGAACTCTTGGCCGCGGAGGAGGAGACCCGCATGCGGGAGCGACGCATCTGCCAACCCGGCGAAGCCGAGAACGAAGGCCAGTGATTTATGAGCGATCAACTCAAGAAAGACCTCAAGGCCATCGCGGACGGCAGAGGCGGAAGAAGCACTGACGCGGCGGATCCAAAGGCCGTGGCCAAGCGGGCTCTCGATCGCATCGAGCAGCTGGAGAAGAAACCCGAGGTCAAGAAAGACACTCTCGTCACCAACGAGTGACCGGACTGACGACCGGCTGCCGGTTTGGTTTTACATCCAGGCTGGCAGCCGTTACCTTTCCGAATCATGACGGGGCAACCGACTGCGACGACCCGGCTTGCCGGAGAGCGGACGTGTAAGACCCGGCCCGTGAGGGCTTGGCGCCCTACACCCTTTATGAAAATGTTGATCCTGGTGGTCCTGGCCCTTGTGGCCGTCGTTGCGGCAGCCGATGAGACGGACGAGGAGCCCAAGCCGGTCTCCAAGGAAGTGGGCCTCGCCCTGGCCCATTGCCACCCCGGAGACACCGCCCTCATCCACGTCATACCCATTCCGGAGAACGAAGTCCGCCGCCAAGGCTGGTTCAGCACCACGAACGACCTGATGACGATGGGGGACTTCTCGATGCTTCCCTCCGGCCTCAACCGGCTTGAGATTCGCCCGGTCTGCCGGGGCCTGACCGGGGAGGTCAGCACGGTGGTGATCGACCTCAAGCGCCCACCGCCCCCAATCAAGGTGGGCTCCCGGAGGGTGAGGCCACCCGTCAGCACCAACTCCATTGTGCCAACCCGGTTCAACGCCAGCTCAACACCGGACCCAATCCCCTTGCCTCCCATGCCTCCGGGCATGGCTTCCAGTCTCCCGCTTCCGGACGAACAGCACGGAGCGAGCACCAACAAAATGTCTTATCGGGATATGCAGATCATGAAAAATTACTACGCCAAGCAGGGGAGGAGGAGCCAGTGAAAGAAGCCAAGGCGCCCAAGGAGTCCTTCCTGAACAACGTCAGGGTGATGGCCAATGCGCTCAGCACCATTCGATCGTGGCGGGGTCTCCGGGACCTCTTCAACGTCGGGGGCCAGAAGCGGGACATCGAAGCCGAGTGCGGGCACCCGGTCTACATCAACCCGGAGGACTACTGGAAGAAGTTCGACCGGGGCGACGTGGCTTATCGGGCCATCAGCATCTATCCGGAGGAATGCTTCAAGGACCGTCCCCTGATCTACGAGACGGAGGACCCGGAGCAGACCACGGAGTTCGAGGCCGAGCTGGACGCGATGGAGGACGAGGTGCACCTCCTCTCCATCATCCAGCGGGCCGACATCCTCTCCGGGGTGGGCCGGTTTGGTGTGATCCTGCTCGGGCTCAGCGACGGGATTGGGTTTGACCAGCCGGTGGCCGGGTTCGACAAGGGGATGCCGGAGTGGCCGTCGGATGAGGGAGATGGTGAAGGTGCTGACGACGCCGAGCCCAAGGTGGACCCGGCCCGGAACGGCCCCGTGAACAATGCCCCGACGCCCGGCCCCCTCCGGTTGCTGTATCTCCGCACCTTCGACGAATCGATGGTGGTCATCAAGGACCTGGAGCGGGATCCGAGGAACCCCCGCTTTGGGCAGCCGAAGATATATACGATCACCTTCATGGACGAGATGGAGAATCCCACGGCGGGCCAAGTCAAGATCATCACCCCGCCTCCTCCCCCGTCCGGCATCAACACGCAGCCCGGCCAGATGACCTCCACCAAGACCACCCTCGACGTGCATTGGTCGCGGGTCATTCACCTGGTCGACAACCGGCTCCGGGACGAAATCTTTGGGACTCCCCGGCTGAAGAAGGTCTTCGACCGCATCCTTGACCTGCACAAGATCGCGGGTTCGGCCGCGGAGATGTTCTGGAAGAATGCAAAGGGAGGTCTGGCCCTCGAGCAGCTGCCCACCACGATGGGCGAGCCGGTCACGATCGACAAGGAGGGCACGAAGAACGAGATGGAGGAATTCTACGAGGGCCTCAAGCCATACCTGGTCCTGGAGGGGATGCAAGCCAAGCAGCTCGCCCCGGCCGTGGCCGATCCGGGACCCAACGGGGAATTCCAGATCAGGCTCATCGCGATGGCCCTCTCCTGCCCGATGCGCATCTTCATGGGATCCGAGCAGAGCCAGCTCGCCTCCGGCCAGGACATCAAGCAATGGAACGAACGGCTGCAGAAGCGCCGCGAGGAATACCTCACCCCGTTTGTGCTCCGTCCCACCATCGACCGGCTCATCCTGATGAAGGTCCTCCCCTTCCCGAAGGGCGAAGGCGACAAGGCGCCCAAGCCGCGGCCGGGCCGTCCCCAGCGCCCGGTCTACACCATCTTCTGGAGCGACCTGAACACTCCGACGGACACGGAGCGGGCCGACTTCGCCACCAAGATGACCGACGCGCTGTCCAAATACGTGGCCGGCGGGCTCGACCAGATCATCCAACCCGCCCACTATCTGGAGCTGATCGCCCGGTTCTCCAACGACGAGGTGGAGAGCATCCTGGCCGAGGTTGGGGACAAGTTGGTGGAGACCGATCCGGAGGCAGAAGCCGAGCAGGCAGCCGCAGATGCGGAGGCGGCCCACCAGCGAGACCTGGAGAAGATCCAGGCGGCCGGTGCGGTCAAGGGGGCCGTCGGCGGAGGCAACGGCAACGGATTCCCGGCACGCAAGTGAGCATCACCGGCAAGCACGCGCACGGCAAGCGCTGCGTTCACGTCCACGTGAGCAACGCGAGGGACCGCAGGAAGCCCAGGGGCTCCCGGCTCCTTCGCGCTGATCCCACGCGCACGGCTTTGATCCGCCGCCGATTCCAGGCGGAGATGAAGCGACGCTTCAACCTGCTGAAGAAGGATGTTTGGGACTTCATCCACACGAAGGATGCGCTGGGCCTCCGGGACCGGTTTGCATCCGGGCCGGGGTCCTTGGGACGGTTGTCAGGGCTCTTGGGGATGCCAATCGCCCGCAACGAGGGCCACGACGATCCAATAACGACCCTGGCGGCTCCTCAGCCGCGAGAGTTTCAGTTTTCCACGGACGCAAACAAGGTCAAGGCTTTCCGGGACTGGCTGAAGGAGCAGGTCAGGCTTCGGATCCTCTCCCCGTCCAAGGATGCGGAGCCGGGCAAACCCTGGACCGGCAAATACATCGAGTCGGCCTACAAGAAAGGCCGGGTGAATGCGTTCGCCAAGACCCGCGAGCAGGGGGACCTCTTCAGATCGGATGAGCTCAAGCAGGCTGCCTCCGGGGACTTCATCCGGACGGCCTTCGGCCAGCCGGAGACGACCAAGAAGATCGAGCTGCTGGCCACCCGGTCCTTCGAGGAGCTGGCTGGCATCACGGAGGCCATGGGCCAGAAGCTGAACCGGGTCCTGGCCAACGGAATGATCGAAGGCCAGGGGGCGCGGGACATGGCTCGGGAGATGATGAGCGAGATTGACGGCATCACCGAGCGACGGGCCTTGACCCTGGCCCGCACGGAAACCATCCATGCCCACGCGGAGGGCCAGCTGGATTCCTTCACCGAGTTGGGAGTGGAGGAGGTTGGGGTGGAGGCGGAGTGGAGCACGGCCGGCGACGACAGGGTATGTCCGGAATGCGAAGCGATGGAGGGAAAGACGTTCAGCATGGACGAGGCGCACGGAATGATTCCGTTGCACCCAAACTGCCGATGCACATGGATACCAAAGATTCCAGAGCACCTGCTCAGATAATCCCCGAGAGCGAAGCCAACGTCCTTTTCGACGATGACTATCGGAAGCACATTCAGCAATTGAACACCAAGTTGACGCGGGAGCGGCATGACGTGGTCGTCCTCCGGGAGAAGATCCGCCGGCTGGAGGACGAGAGGCTCGACCTGCTGTCCTGCATCAACATGCTGCGGAGCGAGGAGAAGAAAAGGAAATGAGCGAGCAGAAGAAGCAACCACCCGTCACCGACACGTCGTATCTGGTCCGCCTGAAGAGGAAGGGCAAGTCGGAGGAGTTCATTGCGGCCAAGATGGGCATGACGGTCCCGGAGGTCCGGGACGTGTGGGAGAAGTTGTGCCAGGAGGCCACGGTGGAGAGGGACAACGGATTGATGGAGCTGAAGCAGGTGGTGCTCATCCTCTCGAACCAATTCCAGCTGCTGGGCCAGAGCCTTGGGTTGCTCTCCGGGGTCCTCGACGACACCGTGCCCCCGGAGGACCTCCGCAAGGTGATCAAGTCTTGCCCCGCCGGCACCGACCTCGCGGTGCACCTGACCGCCAAGCTGATCATCCTCAAGCCTTTCCAGCTCCCGTCCCCGCAGGCGCTCGCGTCCCAGTTAGAATCCCCGTCGAAAAAATAGGGGTGGCCAGACTCGATGGTTCACCTTACGTTTCCACGGGGAGGACCCTTGATGAATGAATCCACGGTCAACCAGCAGGAATAGAGATGGCAGACCTGAGACCCATAGAGTTCCCCGACGAACTGAAAAGGCACAACCTATCCGAGCAAGAGCTGGCCCCGCTGAACGATCAGCAGAAAGCGCTTGCGAAGGATTGGAATGTGATGAAGCGGCAAGTCGAGTGGGTAGTGAACCGCACAGTGGATCTTCACAACTTGGCAGTAGATCATGACAAGAAACTGGAGGATTTATGGTTTTGGTTCAAGCTGATGACTACGTTGACCGGAGGCGGAGGGGCATTGGCTGGCGCCATATACTGGCTGGCCAAATCTTCGGGGGCCGTCCACTGAGTATGAGTGCTAACACGGCAGTCATGAGAAAGATGAATCCGCCGGGGCCTTGCGCCTCCGCGGTCGATCATTTTGGAGAATGGATGCGGATCACGTCCCAGCCCAAGCCCGCCCTGCTGATTGAAGACAACAAGGAGGAGGCCGAACTCATCGTGCGCCAGTCGGAAGGGTTCAACGTCCGGTGGGAGGTTTGCTACAGTGGGGACATGGCCCTGGACAAGCTGTGCTACAAACGCTACCAGCTGGTCGTGCTGGATCTAAAGCTGGCCACTCCCCCGGACGGGGTGGAACTCTATCGCCGCATCAAGCAGGCATGCCCCCTCTGCCCGGTCCTGATCCTCTCCGGCCACATCTCCAACGAAGTGATCGTGGAGGTCACCCGCGTGGGCTTCGCCATGTTTGCGCAGAAGCCCGCCGTGTTCAACTCAGACTTTTTCGAGCAACTTTTCCTGGCCCTGAACATTCCCAAGCGGGCAACGGAGAACGAAGTGCCCCCATCGACACCGGGGGAAAACATATGAAAAGACTGAAGACAATGATCGGGCTGGCGTGCATTGCGCTGGCGTTATCCACGGCGGTCGTCACCCAAACCGGCTGCGCCGGGGGAGGAGTCAGCCGCACATCCATCTATCAGGGCGACAACTTCCTGTTCCAGACGGAGAAGCTGTCCGTGCAAGCCCACGACCTGTTCCTGGAGTTCTACCGCTGGGAGAAGGAATGGCGGGACTCGCTCCCGGTCTCCGTCTCCCGAGCCGCGGACTTCGCCCGGCTGAACGAGAAGAAGTGGGCCGACAGCCTCAACGCGGCTCACGACGCCTACGTGGCCACGCCCACGGCCGAGAACAAGGACAAGGTCCAGCTCGCGCTGAACCTGCTCAAGACGGCGCTGAACCAGGCCGCCTACTACATGGTGGCCCACAAATCCATCGCACCGAACACCGGCCTGGACAAGGCCAACGGGGAGACCCTCAAGCCGCTCGGGCTCAAGCCGGTCCCTCCGCCCCCGGTTCCGTGAACCAACTTTAACCAACCAAGAAAGGAACAAACAAAATGGATCCAGCAACATTGGCTTTGATTGCCGGGGTGGTAGCCCTGGCCGAAAAGACCATCCCGATCATTCGGGACGCGTTCAAGAATGGCGACATTCCGGACGCAGAGGCCGCCGAGTGGCGGGCGAAATACAACACCCTTCGGGCCCTGGGCGGCGACGCCTACTCCGGCCCGGACTACGACCTGAGTGGTCGTTGATCAAGAAAGTGAGGTCAACTTCCTTTATGAACTCGAGATTCAATCGAACGGTTTGGTTCCTGCTGACTGTGGTGCTGCTGGCCGCCTCCGGATTATTCCAGGAGGCGCTGGCGCAGGCAACGAACGGCACTCTGACGAATCTGCCTCCCACGGTCCCGGCGAATCCACTTCCCACGGGGAAAGATGCGGCCTGGTTCGCCCTGATTCCGTTGGTCACCTTTGGGCTCGCGTGGATCTTTGGCAAGATCCGAACCTTGCCCAAGCAGTTGATTCCATTGATCGTGCCGATCCTCGGCTGGTTGGTGGGATTCGCCATCGAGAAGGCGACGGCCGCCAACTTTCCGTGGTGGTCCACCACGGGAGCCGGGGCATTGGCCACGTGGCTGTATGAAGCCGTCAAGGGTCTGTCGAACGCGGGACCGGAGTCGGCCTTGACCCCCACACCCGGTCCGAACGATTCCAGTCCAGTTATTAACAGGACCTGAATGATGTGCCCCCTGCGCTGTTTTAGCCATAATCCCCTCTCGGGGACCTCCCGGCGCAGGTGGGCGCTTTTCTCCCTCCTCCTACTTATCCCCAACTTATTGACGGCCCAGCAGCCTCCTCTGTTGCTCGGCACCGTCACCCGCCAGAACTGGCTCGGCTGGGACTACCCGTGGGCCCAGGAGACCAACGTGGTCGCTTTCCGCATCTATCTGGCGGAGACCAACGTGGTGCCCTACAAGTTCCTGCCGCTGGGAGACCTCTCGGACCAAAGATGGCCCGGCACCAACTCCGTCTCCGGGTTGAACGGGACCTACGTGATGGGAGTCTCGGCCCTGGCCCGGCTCACCTACACCAACTGGGTCTCCTTCACAAACTTCGTATCCACCAATCTGGTCACGACCAACTTCACGGTGGTCACCAACTGGATCGAGTCGGATCTTACCACGGGCCTTGTCACCTTCAAGGATGGAATCCCCGTGCCTCCCGGTCCCGTCCAGCTCTATTCGTTCCTTCAGCTGGCCGCCACCAATGCGCTGCCCCTGCCTCCCTTCACCGGTCTGGCGGAATATGACCTTTCGGGCAGGTGAGGAATGATTGATTTAATGTCTAGTCAGGTTAACCACAATGAGATAGGTTGAAAAATAACGTATCATGAATGTCGCAACCATTCGTAAGCGGGCACGGTCATTCCCATTTTTGGGGCCGCGGCCCGCGAATCCATTTAGCGTCCGAACGTCATCCGTTTTGATAACGAATGAGGCGAAGGTCACTCGGAATCAATTCCAGTCGATCACAATCAATGTCACTCCGGGGGCCAAGACCCGGATCGAAACCCTGGAGGGCCGGGAGCACGTGGTCGTCCCGTGCGTGATGATGGTCGAGGGGGTCCACAATGGATCCTCCGGCCCCATCCTGTATCCGTGGGAGGAATTGTCCAAGACTCCGGAGATTTGGAACCAGAAGCCGGTGGTGGTCTATCACCCGAAGGGATCCGCTTGCGACCCGGATGTGGTGAACAACCGGAAGATCGGGGTGATCATGAACTCCAAGGCCGACTCGAAGGGCAAGCGCCTGCCGGCCGAGGCTTGGCTGGAACGGAGCCGGGCCGACGCGGTGGACAAGCGGATCTTCACGGCCATCGACAACAACGAGATGATGGAACTCTCCACGGGGGTCTTCGTGGATGCTGAGCTCACCCCCGGAGAATGGAACGGGGAGGACTACGTGGCCGTCGCCCGCAACATGCGTTCGGACCATCTGGCCCTGCTCCCGGACAAGATCGGGGCTTGCTCCATCAAGGACGGGGCCGGGCTCCTCCGCAACGAACTGAAGGACGGGAAGATGCCCAAGGAGAAGATGCTTCAGCGTCTCATGTCCTGGCTCCACATCGACAACGAGATGTCCCACGAGAACATCCGCCAGGCCATCCAGGCAGCCCTCCGCACCAAGCTCAACGTGGGCGAGCAAGGCCCGTGGGTTTGGGTGGAGGCAGTATACGAGAACTTCTTCGTTTATGACGACGGGAAGTCCAAACTATTTCGGCTCGGTTATTCGTCCTCGGACGCGGGAGTATCATTGAGTGATGAAACTCCCGTCGAGGTGATAAGGGTGACGGAGTTCCGAACGGTCGATGGAGCCAAGTTCGTTGGCAACCAGGACCAGACCACAACAAACAGTGATATGAATAGACAAACAATGATCGCTGCTATCCTCGCCGCCAACATCGGCTGGTCCGAATCGAAGGCGCTCGAGGGTCTCAACGATAAGCAGATCGAAACGATTCACAATGGAATCGCTCCCAAAAAGGAAACTCCGGCCCCCGGAGCCACCACCAACCAAACTCCTGCTCCGGCCCCAGCAACGCCGGCAGCTCCGGCCACGCCGGCAACCGTCACGTCCAACGCGACGGCCACGCCAGTGACCCTGCAGGAATGGGAAAAGACGGCTCCACCGGAAGTGGTGGCAGTGTTCCGTGGCCTCAAGCTGCAGAACGAGAACGAGGAAGCCACGCTGATCGGCAAGATCGTGGCCAACAAGGAGCTGGGCTGGACGGAAGCAGAGCTGAAGGGCCTGCCGATCGCCAACCTGCGCAAGATGGCCAAACAAGCGGAGGCTCCGGCCGTGCAGAACTACAACGGGTTCACCCCGGCCTTCCAGGCCCCGACCCCGGACTATTCTGGGATGGCTCCGGCCGCCTCGGTCACCAACGCGAGCGGGCAACCTGCGGAAATCAAACCGCTGGGCCGTCCCGTCATGAATTTCCGCAAGGAAGAGAAGGGAAAGGGCGCAGCCGCGGCTGCCGTCTGATCCGTCACTGACCAACATCATCGAAAGTAACATATGATCAATGACAGACCGCGTCGGATCTATCTGAAAAAGACATCCGACCCGCAGTATGATGAAGGGCGCGCAGGGGCGGTAATCACCCCCGGCATGCTCATCAAGCTCAACAACGCTGGCGTCTATGTGCCCCACAACGTCTCCGGACAAGTGGCGGCCCGCCAGTTTGCGCTCGAAGATGCCCTCCAAGGCAAAACGATCGACGACAACTACGCGTCCGGCGACCTCGTCCGGTTCACGCACCACCTGCCCGGCGACCACGTGCTCGCCATCCTCGCGGCGGGCCAGAACGTCCAGGACGGCACGCGCCTGGTGAGCGACGGGGCCGGGAGCCTCATCGCAGGGGACACGGACTCCGACGCCATTTGCGTGGCTCTCGAAGACCGCAACGCGGCGGCCACTGACCAGTCTCTCGAAGCGCGACGCATCCGCGTTGAAATCCTCTAACCGGCTCAATTCAACAAAAGAATCAATATGATCGAATTACTGAATCAACAAGCTGGCCGGGGTGGCCTGGTGGCCACTGGACAAGTGGGCGCTTCTCTCCTCGCCGCCAACATGGACGTCGGTGTCCTCCGTCCCTACATTGCGGAGGATCGCCGGCACTACGTCGACCAAGCCGTCTACAACAACAAGGGCGAAGTGGTCATAGTTGCGGTGCCTCTGCAGAACGCAGTCGCCACCCTCCGCCGTGAAGAATGGATGGCCATCGATGACGTCGTTGTGCGCGCCGCGCGCAACCGCCTTCGCTTGGTGTCCGACATTCGCGGAGCGGGCCTGGAGTTCCGGGTCAACGGCATGTCGAAGATCACCTTGGAAACCAGCACGATGACCCGCGTTGGCAAGGCGATCCTCTCCATGGATCCAGCACGGATGAGCGAATCGGACCGGCCTGAGTTCGACACCACGCTCTTGCCGCTGCCCATCTGCCATTACGACTTCCACTTCAACCTGCGCGAGATCGCGGTCTCCCGCAACGGGGGCCAGCCTCTCGACACGGTGATGGTGGAGGAAGCCGGCATTGCGGTTGCGGAGGAGCTGGAGCAGCTCACGCTCGGCACGTTGGACACCTACACCTACGGAGGCGGCACCATTTATGGTTTGCTGAACTTCCCCGGCCGTGGGATCGTCACCCTCACGGACCCGGCCACCTCCGGGTGGACCGGCAAGGTGCTCATCCAGGAAGTCCTGGAGATGCGCAAAGCCTCGACGGATCGCCGGCGCTTCGGCCCGTGGATCCTGTATGTGTCTCCCGACTGGGACCTCTACCTCGATTCTGATTACTCGGATGACAAGGGCGAGAACACCCTGCGCCAGCGCATCCTAGACATCGAGGGCATCACCGAAATCCGCCAGCTCGACTACCTTGACGGCCTCCAGATCGTCATGGTGGAAATGCAGGCGCGCAACCTCCGCATGGTGGTCGGTCTCGACCTCACCACCTTGCAGTGGGATTCGATTGGCGGAATGCGGCAGAACTTCAAGGTCATGGCCTTGCAGGTGCCGCAGATTCGCATGGACGGCGACGGGAACAGTGGCATCATCCACGGTTCTGTGCCGTAAACCGACAAGAACCTAGAAAAGATATATGGCCACATTCAGATTGTTACCGGGAGGGCCTGCCAAGATTGATGGCAGGGTGATCCGTCCCGGCGGACTCGTCAAGCACGACGCCGACCTCACGAAGCTGTTCAAGAACCGCTTCGAGCTGGTCTCCGGCACTCCCGGAGTTCCTGCGGAGGAAGGCGGCGATGACCCAGTCCCCGTCGAAACCGGGTTCTCGAACCCGGACGTGAAAACCACCCGCCGGTCGGCTCCGGGTGCCACGTTCCAACCCAAGGAGCCCGCTCCGCCGACCGCCGAGGAGGCAGCCCCCGTGACCCGTCCAGCCAATGCACCGCGAGGTGGCACGAGCGACGAGGGCGGTGGGGAAGTCGAAGACGAAGCCCCCGTGGATGACGGTGAAGAGTCCCCGGACCGTGAGGAAGCGCCCACACGCGCTGCCCGCACGACCCGCGCGGCCTCCAAGCCGGCGGCCCGGACGGCTTCCCGCGCGACCACAACCCGCAAGCGGGGATAAGCCATGGGAGTCAGAACGTCAGCAGCACTGGTCGCAGCGATCTGCGAGGTCGACGAGGAAATTCCTCTCAACCCGTTCATTGATTTCGCTTCCACCTTGACCGACCGGGTCGAGAGGGCCGCGGAGGAAGATGAGCTGCTGACGGATGACCCCGAGACAGACGGCAAGACTCGCGCACAAAAGCTGCAGCAGATTGAAACCCTGCTTGCAGCTCACTTTTATTCGGCCCTGAGAGACATGAGGGCCGTGAACGAGAAGGCCGGATCGGTGGGCGCCCAATACCAGAGCGCCGTCACCTATCGCCTGATGCTCACCCACTACGGGCAGATGGCGATGACGCTGGACGAGACGGGTGTCTTGGAAGCGGTCAACCTGGGCAAGGGCAAGGCCCGGACCATCGGCGTGACCTGGGTCGGCAAGACCCCAACGGAGGCTGCGGAGGAGGGATGATTGAGTTCGTCAAATCTGAATGGAAAGGGGGCGATGCTTACATTATCGGTGGCGGCTCGTCCCTCCGCACCTTCAACTGGGAGTTCCTGATCGGCAGGCACACGTTGGGAGCCAACGAAGCCTTCCGGAAGGGTCCGGAGATTTGCAGCCGGGTCCTCTTCGCCGATTGGAAGTGGTGGAAAACCCGCAAGTTCGATCTGGAGGTCTATGCCCAAGCCGGGGGTGTGGTTTACTCCGTCTGCCCGGACACGGAGAGGTTCCACATCCCGTGGCTCCACCAGCTCCGTCGCGCATCCACTCCGTTGCTCTCCACCCGGAACGACATGCTCGGGTGGAACAACAACACCGGGGCCGCGGCCATCAACCTTGCCTGCCACCTGGGGGCCAAGCGGATATTCCTCCTGGGATTCGACATGACGGCCAATCCGGAGGGCCAGACCCATTGGCATAACTGGCGCGGAGGTCCCACCCCGGCAACCTCTTACAAGTGGTTCGTAAACTCCATGCGCAGCCTGGCCGCTGGATTGGCGAGCCGTGCGGAGGTCTTCAACGTGACCGATGGATCCACCAAGCTGCCGTGGTTCCCGAAGATCGGCTTCAAAGAGATGCAAGGGATGTCCCGATGAGCGTCATCAAGAAGATGCGCAGGCAACGGGCCGTCTATTGGGCCAAGACCGGCACCGACGAGTTCGGGACCATCTCCTTTGCCGAGCCCGTGGAAATCAAGTGCCGGTGGGAGGAAAAGACCGGCCAGATCATGGGCAAGCAGGGCGAGATTCTCACCGGGATGGACACGGTCTATGTGGACCGGCCCATGGAGATCGGCGACAAGCTGAAGCTGGGCACGCTGGCCACGGACGATCCTCCGGACCCGAAGGAGGACCGGGAGGCGTTTGAGATCCAGGGATTCGAGGCCCTGCCCAACTTCAAGGCCAAGGAATTCCTTTACACTGCCTATTTGTGACCTATGCCGAGCATACCATCCAACAACGCGCCCCCCGGAGTCTATGGGATGAAGGATGTGTCGGCCAACCTGAAGAAGGTCCCGACCAAGATCGGTCCCAAGATCCGACTCGGGTTGGTCACGGCCGGGCTGCATCTCCAGAGGACCTCCCAGCTGATGGTCCCCGTCGACTTCGGCATCCTCAAGGCGTCCGCCTACACCCGCGCCCAGGGGCAGGGAGCCAAGACGCTGGTCCACGTTGGATACACCGCATTCTATGCCATGTTCGTCCACGAACTGGTGGAGATGAAGCTGAAGGGACTCCCTCGCGGACCCATTCGGTTCAAGGACGACATCGACATGATCGAGAACCTGGAAAAGCAGTATGCCAACCGCGGCAACTACTGGGACCCCGCCGGCCGCGGCCAGGCCAAGTTCCTGGAGGCTCCGGCGCGCGACCAGAAGGTGCGGACGGAGATGTTCAACATCGTGAAGAATGTGACCGGGTTCAAGACCCAGCCCGGAGAAGGTGGGATTGGAGGCATGACGTGAGCTCACCCGCCCAAGTGATCCGCCGATTGCTGATCCAGCTCACCCTGGCCCCGGACTCGCAGACCGCGACCTGGGCTCCCTTCGTGGCTTTCCTGCCGGACGTGCCGGACACCTCCATGGCCGTCTACGACACGGCCGCGGTCAAGCAGGGACGGATCATGCGCACGGGGGAGGTCATCGAGAAGAAGGGCATCCAGATCCGCTTCCGGTCCTCGAACTACCCGGCCGCGTGGACCAAGGCCGAAGCCATCAGGGACGCCATCGACGCGCTCCCCGTGGGGACACTGGTCACCATGGTTCCCACGGCCGAGTCGTGGAGGATCCAAAACATTTCCCGGACCTCTGGCATACTGAACGTCGGCATGGAAGAGGAAGGGGACCGGAAACGGTTCAACATGACGATCAACGCACTATTAACAATGAGGAAGGAATCCTAATTTATGTCACCGCATCACATACGAATGGATGATGGGTTTTCCATCACCATCGAACTCGAGAACGCTCCTACGGTCAAGCTGTATGAGAAGTCGGTCACGCCGCCGCAGATCACGGCTGGAGGTCCCATCTCCACCACGACGATGCGGAACCTGGCGTGGAGAACCCAGAGCCCGAAGAAGCTGAAGCAGATGGGTCCCGTCAACGCGAACTGCGCGTATGCCACGGACGCACTGGAGTTGCTCTTCGCCCTCATCGGGATCAACCAACGCATCACCATCTCCTGGCCGGACGGCGCCTCGCTGGTCGTCTGGGGATGGCTGGAGGAGTTCACCCCCGGAGAATTCACGGAAGGCGAGCAGCCGACCGCGGCCGTGGTGTTCCAGCTCTCGATGCACGACAACAACGGCATCGAAGTTGCTCCGGACTATGCTCCGCCGAGCGGCGCGAGCACCCCGTAACCATTTAACCGTTAGAAAGACGAAAGACACACAATGAAAGACCTGAAGTTCAAGCTGAAGACCAACGTCTGGCCCGTCACCCTGGAGAATGGGGAGGGCCAGGAAGTTAATTATGAAATCCGGGAGTTGAAGGCCGCGGCCCGAGACTCCTACGTGGACAAGCTGCAAGGCCGCCTCAACGTGGACAAGAAGGGCAACGTGGTGGGCCTCAAGCAGTATTCCGGAATGCAGGGGGACCTCCTCACCATCTGCATGTATGGGGAGGACGGCAAGCTGGTGGACCGAAAGGAGCTGGCCCAGTGGCCCGGCACCATGGTCACGAAGCTGTTCCAAGCCGCCCAGACCGTTAACGGGTTCCGGGAAGTCGAGGACCGCCACAAGGTGTATGCTGAGGAGCTGATGAAGTTCCTGCAGGAAAAAGTGCCGGACGTAGCCGACACCATCGCCGCAACCGACATCGAGGAGGTATTGGATGAGACTGAGAAGCATCTCTTCGGCGAGGCTGAAGATAGCGAAGAAGCCGAAGAAGCCGACGCGGTTAACGCTTGACGGCACGGATCAGGCGTGGTTTGAGCTGGCCCACCGGCTCCACATGACCGTCGCGCAGCTGAAGGAACAGATCACGATCACGGAGTTCCTTCAGTGGCAGGAATTCTTTCGGCTCCTCCGGGACCGCCACGAGAAGTTGCACTTTTACCTTGCGCAGATTGCGTGCGAGGTGAGAAGGTCCTACATCAAGCACCCCCGGCAGGCGAAGCTGGGGGACTTTCTGCTCAAGTTCGCCAACCCGGACGACGCCCGGCCCAAGACGGAAGCGGAGATTGCGCACATGTGCGCAGTGTCCCGCGCTTCTTGGCTGGCCTATGCCGGTGTGAAACCCAAGGGCTTGAAGGAGCCGGAACCGGCCAAGATTGGCCCGTTGAAAATGGCAGCTTGATATGGCAGACGCAGGAAGCAGCGCCGGAGGTCTCCTGGGGACCCTCTACATCCGATTCACCGCGCAGACGGACGACCTGAACAAGAAGGTCGAGGATTCGGAGAAGAAGGTCACCAAGTCGACCAAGGCCATGGAGAAGTCCGCGGTGAACTTGAGCGGGGTGCTCAAGGCGCTGGGTCTTGCGTGGGGAGTCCACGAGGTGGCGGCCTTCGTGAAGGAAACCATCCAGGGAGCCGACGAGCTGAAGAAGTTCTCGGAGGAGATAGGCATTGCCATTGACCAATTGGCCGGTCTCAAGTTTGCCGCGGACAAAGCCAACATCGGCGCCACCTTCGAGCAGGGGATGCGCAAATTCTCGGACTCCCTCCGCGAGGCCCGCGTGCAGGGATCCGAGATGCAGCATCTGTTCGCAGAGCTCAAGATCAACCCGGACGCGCTCCCGGCCGAAGCCTTCAAGGAAACGGCCAAGGCCGTCAGCCAAATCACGGACGAGACCAACCGGCTTGGTGTGGTCCAGGAAATCTTCAGCACAAGGAACACCCGGTTCGTCAACCTGCTGGCCGGGGGAGCCGACCAACTCAACAAGGACACCCAGGAGCTGGCCCGCATCACCGGGATGTCCTACGAGGACATTGCCAAGAAGGCTTCGGAATATACGGACGCCGTCACCACGGTCAAGTATGCCCTGCAGGGTTTGGTCATGACCGTTGCGAGCGAAGCCCTGCCCACAATCACGGAGTGGGTGAACGCCATCGCGGACAATCTGCCCCAGCTCCAGCGCTGGGCCAAGGAGATTGGGACCGGGTTGGTGTATGCGATCGGCACGGCCGCGATGGCCTTCAAGGGATTCATGGGAGCCCTGAAGGTGGGAGCCATCGGCATCCTGGGGATCGTCGAGGCCATCATGAAGCTGAGCCGGTGGCTTGCGGACAAGTTGGTGATCGCCTTTGAGTTCTGGGCCAATGCGGCCATCAAATCCATCAACTTCGTGATCGAAGGATTCAACAAGCTCACGGACCGGCTCCCGGACTGGATCAAGAAACGGTTGGGCATCAATGGATCCGCCGCCGTGGAGCCCATTGAACTCTTCTCGCTCGGGAAGCCGGTGGGGTTGGATGACTGGATCGACGTGGTGCACGAAGCCCGCCAGGACCTCTCGAACCAACTGGCGGAGGACTTCCACGAAACGGCCAAGGTGGTCCGGGAAGGCAACAAGGAGGTGGCCGACGCGATCAAGGGCAAGGGAGAGGGAGCCACGCCCGGCTTCAATCCCAAGGAGCTGAAGGACTTTCAGCAACGGCTGGGCAAGGAGATCGGTTCAGACGCGCCCGGAGGCCAGACGGAGTTCCAGAAGATGCGGGGAGGTCTTCGCACCTCGATCGGGGACATCTCCGGCATCCAGGGCGACTCTTTCGGATCCTTCAAGAACCAAGCGGAGCTGGAAGAGGTGGATCAGCACTTGAAGGACATCCAGAAGCTGCGCGACTCGCACTTCGCCCGGACCAAGGAGCAGAACGAGCAGCTGACCGAGATGGAGCGGCTCTATCGCGACAAGCGGCTGGCCATCCAACTGGCCGAAGTCAAGCTGCGGCTCTCCGTGGCCTCCGACATGTTTGGGGACCTGGCCACCATCACCAAAGCCTGGGCCGGGGAGCAGTCCGGCATCTACAAGGCCATGTTCGCCGTCTCCAAGGCGTTCGCGATTGCGGAGGCGACCGTCAAGATCGCCCAGGGCATAGCGGCCGCCGCGGCCAACCCGTGGCCCCTGAACCTCTTCGCAATGGCGTCGGTCATCGCTGCCACAGCCTCCATAGTCTCGAGCATCCAGTCGGTCCAGCTGGAGTTCGGGGGCGAGCGCGCGCTGGGTGGCAACGTGGACACGGGCAAGGCTTTCTTGGTCGGGGAAAAGGGACCGGAGATGTTTGTGCCCAACCGGAACGGAACCATCGTCCCGAACAACCGGCTGGGAGGAGGCATGAGCCCGAAGGTGATCGTGAACAACTACTCCGACGCCCGCCATGAGGTCGAGACCCGCAACGAAGGAGGCCAGCCCGTCATTGAAATCCTGGCTCGCAAGGTGGAGGATCGCTTGGGATCCAACGTGCGCTCCGGGACCGGGAACCTGAACCGGGCCATGCAGGACAGCTTCAATCTGCGCAGGGGGCAGGGCAACCAATGACCACACTGGGCATCATCACCAAATGGCCGGAGTCCGTGATCGCCGACACGGACGTGACCCCGCTCCCGTTGCCCTACTTCGAATTTGCGGGCCAGCCGCGGGACGGCAAGCTGGAGGACAAGGCCACCGTCCAAAAGATTCTCCGCCGGAATCGGTTCACCAAAGCCTATCCGATGCTGAGCCTCAAGTGGGTGTTCACGCAGGTCGAGTATTATGCCTTCAAGGAGTTCTACGCAACCGACCTCGGGTTGGGCACGGCCTCCTTCCGGATCAACCTGAGGTGGCCGTTCAACAATTCGCTCACGGAGTGGGTGATGCGGTTCATGGGAGAGGGATTTAACGCCCGGCAGATGGATGGAGCCTGGGAAGTGACCGCGGACGCGGAGCTGCTCCAGCCGTTCATCATGGACGACCCGGCCGCCCTGGAGGATTGGCAAGCCTACATCTCCTCCGATGATTTTGAATATCACTCCTCGGAGGATTACATTTACCAAGCACCAGTATGAGCGCACCATATCAAGGACCATATCCGGCCACTAGAATGGACGACGCCTTCCAGCGGATCCTGGGAGACGAAGACCTCACGGCCCCAGTCAGATTTTTTGCAGGGACGCGGACGGCTCCAGGCATCACCTTTGCGGGCGAAACCACGTCCGGACTTTACCGAGCGGCGGCGGGGGACCTACGTCTTTCGGTCCTTGATCAGGACATTGCTTTCTTCGGCAAGCTGTCCGGGTCTGCCGCCCTCGGTATCGGTGTCGCACCCACGGGAGGCAACCTGCACATCAAGCGGGACTTCGCGGGCGCGGCGGCTCCGGTCTATCTGGAGAACAACAACACCACGGACGGGAACACCCAGACGATCGACTTCAGGGGCACAACCAGTGGGGCGGGAGCAGCCGCGGCGCAGCAGTTCGGGGCCATCACGGTGGAGCAGACCACCCACGACCATGCGACCAAGGCGAGCAAGCTGAGCCTCAGCTGGATGCTGACCGCCACCGCCCGGTTCATCGACATCTCCGGGGACGGCATCGTGGCCCGGAGGTCCGGACCGATCGAGCTCAAGTCCGCGGCCGGCAATGGCGACGTGATCCTCACTCCCAACGGGACCGGTCGCGTGAAGGTCACGGGAGACGGAGCCATCGCCACTCCGGCCCTGGCCTTTGCCTCTCAGCCCAACATGGGCATGTATCGGGCAGCCTCCAACGATTGGAGGTTCGCGATCAACTCCGTGGACTTCTTTATCCTCAACTTTGTGACCGTGACGGGAGCCACCAACGTGCCGTCTCTTGGGATTGGAGCGGTTCCGTTGAGGCCCGGCCTCCACATCTCCATGGCCCACAGCTCCGCGACGGCCACGTTCATCCAACTAGAGAACACCGACACCACGGACGGCTGCTCCACGGGATTCTCGGCCCGGTGCACCACGACGGGAGTGGGCGCGGCGGCCATGACGGAGATTGCGAAGTTCAACGTGCGCATCGACACGCATAACCACGCGACGCGCGAGAGCCACCTGGACTTCAACTTCACCATTGCGGGGACCTCCTCGTTCATCCAGTTCATCAACCTGGCCGGAGTCCGGGGGATCCGATCGGACTCCGGAGCCTTGACCGTCCAGGCAATCTCCGGGACGTTGCTGCTGAACACCGGCTCCGGCAACAACGACGTCATGATATCCCCGAACGGGACCGGCAACATCGTGCTGGACCTCGCTAAACGACTGCGCATAGCGATTGGCACAGGGCAACGAGCGGGAGACGCTACTCTGGTCGCCGGGACCGTGACCGTGGCCAACACGACGGTCACCGCCAACACCAAGATTCTCGTCTCCCGGAAGGTGGCCGGAGGCACCTTGGGTTTCCTGGCCTACTCGGTCACGGCGGCGACTTCCTTCACGATCACTTCGTCCAGCGCAAGTGATACTTCCACCGTGACCTATTTTCTGATAGAAGTGAGCTGAGGACAAATTTATGACAGATCCACAATTCGCAGCGGCCATCGACTTCACGGGACTGACCAAGTCACAGCTCCTGACCATGGCCGGTTACTTGGCCGACCGGGTCGAGGGCTATCCGGTCTCGGTCCAGAAGGCCGTGCTGTCCGGAGTTCTGACCCCCCGTCAGGCCAACGTGCTCGACGCCGTCCGGGCCGTCCGCGGAGACGCCTGGGCAGAACAAGCCGCCCTCACCGTGAACATTTCCCCGGCCGCCGTGGATCTTGCGAACCAGGTGAAGGATTGGGTGGCCCTGAACAAGGGAGCCACCGAGACGGAGATTCGCCAGCAGTTCCCGGCCATCCCGGACGACCAGTGGACGGACATCAAACGGTTCCTGGTGAACTCGAAGCTGATCCAGCAGGCATTCAGATGATTTATGAAAGACAAAATCGAAGCGAGGATGAAGAAGCTGGGCGACGACATGGGCCAGGCCGTCCAGAAGTTGGCGGTGCTGCGGGCCGAGGTCCAGGACACCGAGCAACTGATCAGTCGGATGCAGGGCGCCCAGATGCTTTGCAAGGAGCTGCTCCAACCTGAACCCATCGACAATCCCGGCCCGGCCGAACCTCCTCCGGAAGTCCGCAACGGAGAGAGACCCACCTTGGAAGAAGCGCAAGAGAACGGACGATGACCGAAGGCATCCCAGATTATCCGTTTGATCTGCCGGTCCCCTTGCTGGACCATGATCGCCAGTTGACGGCCCGTCCCTCCCAGCGGGAGATGGAGAGCGGGCGGATTCGCCGGCGACGGATGCAGGCCGAGCTGCAGGAGTTCCTGAAGGTCAACTGGAACTTCACCGAGGACGAGTTCGCGGCCTTCAAGTCGTTCTACGAAGACACCCTGGACAACGGCACGATCCAATTCTTGCTGAAGACCTTGGAGGAGGACCCCGGAGGCACCGGAGAGACGGTGGAGATTTGGTGGGAGGTCGCCTTCGTGAACAAACCCCAGCACGTGCGCGGCGACAACCTCTTTTCCGTCTCCGCCACGTTGGAGGTCCTGGACGTGCTCATCTTGGATCCGTTGCCGCCCATCGTCTTCGGCTACTTCCACGACGAGAACCACGACGATCTGGATCTGGACGTGGAAAGCAACCCGAGCGATTGCCGGGAGAACGTCTCGGTGCTGCTGGACGATCTGGAAGAAGGTGTGATGTATGCGTTGGAAATCTCCCAGACCGGGGAGACCGACAGCTGGGACACGTTCATATACTTTGCTCTGCTGACCACGGAGGAGAGAGCCACGAAGCACAAGCGGGTCTCGATGTCGAATTGGTTCCTGTTGGACGGGGAAAGCGTCCGGCCGTGGTTCCGGATCACCTTGCTGGGTGAGCCTCTCACGCAACCGGGCCAGCCGTTGGGGCCGGAACTGGACGCCCCGGACCTCACCGTGGCCAACGTGAGCGAGATCACCACATACGCCCAGCTGGCTTCCCAGAACAGCAACACCTCGGGGGAAGGAATCCAACCTTTGGATGCCTACAAGACCTCCAACGGCTTCGTCATTCCCTACTCCTATCTGGAGGACCCGATGACCTTCAGCTCCCGAATGTATCGCCCGTTCATCCGGAAGTATGCTTTGAGGCAGCACAGCTGGGGCCACTGGGGAGATTTGCTGGCCGAGGGGAACCAGAACAACCCGGCCACCATCACGGGACCTCCCGGAGCCACACTCAAGTGGACCAGGGACGGCACCGTGCCGACCGTCAACACGGTCATCGAGACCTACGCCGGGGTGGCCGGCAACGTCTATGCGATCCGGGACTCGTTCGCCGGGGTGCTCATGGCCCGTTGCTTCCTTGGATCTTGCCCGAGCCCCTTGGTGCTGGTCTGCATCGACAAGGTGATGTATGAGCGGCCCAACTTGTCCATTCACGGACCGTCGGACGGCATCTCCGGTTATTGCGATCTGCCCCAGACCGACATCGTCACCGGTCTTCCGTCCGAGTCCGGGAATTCCTGCAACTATCTGTATGGAGGTCTTTGCAACCACGAAGAGTTGATCACCGGGCTCGGTTGGGACGGAGGCCCGACGGCCATCAGTCGGAACTCTCCGTTCACGAACCATGGTCCAATGCTCCGCAAGTTGATCAAGCGGGTCACCGAGAGCGTCTACATCGGGTGGCCGATCCACAACACCGCGGCCGAATCTTTCATATTCGAGTCGTCGGTCTGGAACAACGGAGCCGGGACCGTGGCCAGCTCCGGGTATTTCAACCATTGGCAGGAAGCCCCCCGGACCCACAACTGGGCCATCCTCTGCAAGAACATAGATCCACTCGACCAGGAGTTGATCGGCACCTACTCCTTCCTGGACATCATCGAGGTTCCCACCGAGATGTCCCTTTGCGGAGCCGTGGGGACCCAGGCGGACTCGGACCGCGCGGCTTGGGATCCGATCCGGGACGAGGCCATCTTGGCCATAATGGAACTGATAGACCCTCCCGACGTCGTGTGCACCCAACCGGCCACCCAGTGGATCTTTGCGGACCGCTTCGACATCATCCGCAGCCCGCTCCCTTACGACGAGCCGCGGGACCTTCATTGGCTGGGACCCGTGGACCTGGACGAGGAAATCACGGAAATCCCGTTTGAGCCGGACCCGGAGAGCGAACCGGCCAACCCATACGACAAGTTTGAAACCTACGGCGACGGGGATGTGACCGGGGACACCACGTTGGACTTCAAGACGGGCACCCATTGGGACGCGGCTTGGTCCATGAAGAATGGATCCAACGTCACATACGGATGGGACCTGTTCGAGGACTACGCAGATGGAGCCGTCCCGGAACACACAGACACCCCTGACGTGACTTACATTCCATATCGCAAGGGGGAGAACTGGTATGTGGACACGAGCGGACCGGCCGCGGACGAATGGGTGTTCCGCGTGGGCGATCTGGCCCAGGTCTACAAGGATGACTTCTCGTCCTACTCCGACGGCCCGGCTCCGATTGCGATGACCGGAGGCACCGGCTGGACCACAACCGACGCGAACGGGTGGAGGATGGACAACGACTTGATTGGAGGATCCGAAACGTGGGACACCTATGCCGACGGAGTCGCCGCCGGTTCCAACACCGGGTCGAACTTCTTGATATCTGAAAACTGGAGACTGACTTAAGTTGATTCTATGAGCGCAACAATTGTAACGGTTTCGAGTTCCAAGAGATTGGACCTCTCGAACGGGCAGGCCCTCCGCCGTCCCATCTATTTGAGCAACTGGACCACCATGAGGATTGGGCTGCGCCTCTGCTTCCCGACCGCCGTCAGCATTGTGGGCACTCCCGGACTATACGTTGGGATGGGTTCTGGGCTCACGGCCGGCATCGGCGATGCCACCACCACAAACTGGATTGGGGTCAAGACGATTACCGGCACTTGGACTCGCTCTCTCTCCGGTTCTCAATCCTACGGAAACATTGGGTCGATCAGGGTTCACAAGCGAGTGGGAGCCACGCTCACTTCCCACGCGAGCGACATGACGGCCACGATGCATCAGTCCTTTGATGCTTTATTCCAATCCGTGATCCTGGTGGAAATCACCAAGGGGTCCCCGAACTACACGGTGAACATTGGGGTGCCGACTTCGAACTCCGGAGTCATTGCGGTCAACATCACGGACGCAAACATGGACGCTTACATGTCCTTGCCGATAGGGATGGCTGGCATCGGATCCGTCTCCAACCTGAACATTGTGGCCGTGGCCGTCAACAACACGTTGGCCATGAGCGAAGCAGCCGGGGTCCTCGACTGCCTTCAGATTTATTGGGACAAGACCGCGGTCAACTGCGAGATCGAATCCGTCTGGCACAGGAAGTTGGCATGAGCAGCTACTCGGAAGCCCTCAAGGAAGCATACGCCATCGCCCCGGCGAGCAAGGCGGTTCTCCATACGATTGAGATCCGCCAGACGGGCGTCCAGCAACCGGTCTACATCGTCAAGTCCCGGAGGACGTGGGAAGCCAGAGACGAGGACGGCAACCTGCTCCAATTCCTCCCGGTCAACTTCGACTTCACTCTGCCCGCGGCCACCGAGGAAGGATTCCAGAGCCTCAACCTAACCGTGGACAACATTGGCCGGCGAGCCTCCGACTTCGCGGAGATTGCCAAGACGGAGGAGGTGCCCGTCACGGTCATCTATCGTCCCTACTTGAGCGACGACAACACAGGACCTCAAATGATTCCTCCTCTCACTTTGTTCCTGGAGGACATTCAGATCACGGAGCTGACCGTCACGGGCCGGGCCACTTTCATGGACATCGTGAACAAGAAGTTCCCGAGCGAAATCTATTCACGGGAGAGGTTCCCGTCGCTGGGATGATGAACAAGCACTGGGCAGCCAAATACGTGGGGAGGTCTCCGGAGTCCGTGGGATTCTGCTGGGGCCTCCTCCGGCTCATCTATGCCGACCTTGGTGTGGAAGTCCCGGCCGTGTTGGGATTGTCCATGGAGAACGCCGAACGGGTGGCCGCCGGGGTCCGGGACAAACTCAAGGAGGACTGGGACGAGATTCCCTTTCCGGTGGAGGGCTGCGCGGTCGGGATGAATCTGCGGGACAACGGCGAGATCCATCACGTCGGGGTGTTCACTCATTCCGACGGAGGCTACGTGATCCACGCGTGGGGAGCCCACAACGTGGTGGCCGACCGGCCTCGTTCGCTGGGCCTCAAGGGATTCAAGGTGGTCAAGTATTACATGCACAAGCAATGGCGCACATAATCGAAACCCCCAACGCGTTCCAACCGCTGACGGCCCTGAAGCAACACCAGGTCAGTGGAGGCATCACGGTCAACGAATGGCTCCGGTCCGTGCGCCCCGGCAACAACGCGGACGGGTGGAGGGAGTTCGACACGGCGGCCACGATCGTCTTCAACGGAACAGACTACCAGCTTCGGCATTACGATCCGGAGACCGGGCGCTCGCCCGGCTGGGACCGGGTCATCGAGGAGGAAGACTTCGTCAACTTGGTGCTCGTGCCGGAAGGGCCGTTCATCATCATCGCCCTCATCATCGTGGTGGTGGCCGTGGCCGTCACGTTGGCCTTCTCCGCGATGGCCCCGAAGGCTCCGGGGGAACTCCCGGCCAGCGACCCGGTCTTTTCCACCCGCGGCCAATACAACCAGATCCGCCTGGGAGAGCCCATCGAGGTGTGCTACGGGCGCAACCGGATGTATCCATCATTGGCCGGCCGCCCATATTTCCAATACATCGACAACGACCAGTTCCAGTATGTGCTGTTCTGCATCGGGCAAGGCTACTACGACATCGAGCAGATACTGATCGGCGATTCCGACATTTCGACTTACCAGGAGGTGACCTATGAAATAGTTGAACCTGGGGGCGAGGTCACCATCTTCCCGACGAACGTCCTAACGTCGGTGGAAGTTGGTGGCCAAACCCTCTTTGGGATCAACGAGCCGGAGTATGGAGCCGACGGCTGGATCGGTCCCTTCAACTCAAACGGTCCCGGCACCCTGGCCTATCAGTTGCAGATCGACGTGGTGTTCCCGAAGGGTATCTATTCCGTGAACAAGAAGGGGAACCTGCAGAACATCGCCATCGGTTACCAGTGGCAAGCCCGGCCCATCGACGACCTGGGGAATCCTCTCGGACCCTACGTGGATTTGTTCTCGCCGTCTCCCCACGTGATCAACGGAGCCACCACCACCCCGCAGCGACGCAGCTACACGGCTACGGTGACTCCGGGCCGCTACCAGGTCCGGCTCCGCCGCACCACTTCCTTTGATCCGTCCTACAAGACGGGCAACGAAGTCCTCTGGGAAGGGATGCGATCATTGATCGAGACGGAGCAGGACTGGGGCAACGTCACGCTGATGGCGGTCAAGATCCGCGCAACCAACAACCTGAACGCCCAGACTCAGCAGCGGTTCAACGTGATTGCCGTGCGCAAGCTGCCCATCCGGAACGAGTTGGGCATCTGGTCGGCTCCCACGGCCACTCGCTCCATCGTCTGGGCCTTCGTGGATGTCTACAAGGCCACCTACGGAGGAAGGATCAGCAATGACGCTTATCTGGACTGGGCCACTCTGCTGGCTCTCGACGAACTTTATGAGGACCGGGATGAGCACTTCGATTGGGTGTTCCGGGATCCGATCACGGTCTGGGAAGGCAGCCAGTCGATCGCAACCGTGGGCCGGGCCGTCCCCCTCCTCTCTGGATCTTTGGTGACCGCCAAGCGGCAAGGGCCTCTGACGGTGCCCGTCGCCATGTTCACTCCGGACAACATTCACAAGGGGACGTTCAAGTGGGAGCTGAAGCTGTGGAAGCAGGACGAGAACGATTGCCTGCGCATTGAATACACGGAGCCGGACACGGGCTACAAGCAAGAAACCGTCATATGCGTGCTGCCTGGAGGCACGACCAACAACCCGAAGGACATTCGCCTGATCGGGGTCCAGGACCGGACCCACGCCTATCACCAAGGCATGTTCATCCTGGCTTGCAACAAATACCTCCGCGAGCAGATCAGCTTTGAAACCGGACTGGAGGGGCATATTCCCCAGTATGGAGAATTGGTCGCGGTCGTCCATGACGTGCCGCGGTGGGGCCAGTCCGGTTACATTGTCCACATGGAGGAGGGAGCCGGCGACAACAAGCTTCTGTGGGTTTCGGAGCCGCTCGTATGGGATTCCACGTCCGACAACAACTACGTGGTGATGCTCCGCAACAAGAACGGAGGATTGCTGGGACCGTTCGCGGCCACCAAGACCGACGACGCGAAGCAGGTCTTCATCAATGCCCCCGGAGTGGAGGACTGGCAACTGGACGGCCGCTCGGATCCGATGCTGTTCTACTTTGGCCCGGCCGTGGAAACAACCAAATACCTCCGGCTGGCCAAACTGGAGCCCTCTGGGGATGAAGCCGTCAACGTCACGGCCGTGACCGACGACTCCAGGATCCACTCCTTCGACGAGCTGGAGCCCCCGGCCTTGGCCACGGTCCCGGTTCCCCCGGTCCCTCCGGACGCTCCGACCGTTGCGCAGGTTTACATCACGCAGATCGCCGACGTGAACTCCGTCGTCCAGATTGCGTGGTCGGCCGCATTCGGGGCCCAGTATTACGTGGTCCAGACCTCCGAGGACAACGTCAACTGGCAGGATCAAGGCAACACGGTCCAGACCTCCCTCCAGATCCAGGTGCGACCGGGTCCGCTTTACGTGCGGGTGGCCGGAGTCAACAACGGGCAGGGTCCGTGGGCCTTGGCCAACACCTCCATCGGAGTGGTCACCGGGCTCGACGACGACATCCCGTGGGAGTTTCTGGAATGGCAGGTCAGTTGGTTCTCCGTCCTCAACGCAATCGGCTACACGGTGCGGGTCTACGATTACACGGATCCAATGGCGCCGGTGCTCAAGAGGACGGCTTCGCGGGCCATCGACCAACTGTCCTATCTCTACGACTACTCTCTGGCCGTCCCGGACGGCAACCTGGTCCGCAACATGCTGGTGACGGTCGACGCAGAGTTCGACGACGGCCCGGCCAACCTCCCGACGGAGCTGATTCTGTTCAACTCCATCCCGTTGCCTCCGGAGAACCCGGCCCACACCGCCGGGGGAATAGACACCACTTTCCACAAGCAATACAACGTGACCTGGGACGTGCCGGAGGAGGACGACTTGATCACCGTGAAGGTCTGGCTCTCGGACGATCCGTTGTTTGATCCGGACTTGGTGGCCCCGGTCTACACCTTCACCGCGGGCTCTCCCGGATTTGCCGGCATCCCTACCGACGCGGACATCGAGTGGTTGCTGGACACCGATCTGGCCCACCCGACTCTGTATTGGCGAGTCGCCCTTTTCGACGTGTGGGGGAACGAGATAGAAACCAACATCACGGCCAACCAGATCATTGCGGCATTCCCGTAGTCAAGAATGAGGCTAGACGAGTGAGTGACCTTTTGCTATCTATGCCTCATGACTGCAAACAACCATCTGATCTGGAAGGCACCCCGAAGCGCCACACTAATCAACCGACGGCCGCGGCCGGAACTCATCCCGGTGTGCTGCGGCGCCTGCTGCGGAGCCGGACGCCTGATCGACGAATCCCTGGTGATCTGCCCAAGCTGCAAAGGCCGAAGCTGGGTCCTCATACCCGCGCCGCCAATGCCGCTCTACGACGCGGGCCTATGAGCAAGGCTCCGATCAGCATCTCCATTCCAACTCATTGCAGGCCGGAGATGTTGGCGGAGAGTTTTGCTGCGGTGCTGAACGACGAGCGCGTCCGGGAGATTTGCATCTCGGATGACTGCTCGCCGGAGGATTCATACGCAAAGCTGGTGGACCGCTGGGGAGACCACCCGAAGGTCCGGCTCTTTCGGAACAAGCACAATCTCGACTGCTACCGGAACAAGCGGCAGGCTGTCGAATGCGCCACAAGTGACTTCACAATTCTGCTCGATGACGACAACATCCTCGGGCCCGATTATCTGGACCGGCTCTGGGATTATCCGGACTGGAATCCGAACACCATCTATTGCCCGGACCTGGCCCACCCGCATTTCAATTACAGGAGATTCTCCGGCCATCTCATCTCCCGGCACAACGTGGCCCACTTCATGACCCTGCCTTACCGGAAGGGTGAGACGGAGTTCCGGACGGCTCTGAACACCTGCAACTACTTCTTCCATCGGGAGACGTATCTGTCGAGATGGGTGGGAGACGTGGACCCGGTCACCGCGGACACGATGTTCACCGCATATAATTGGCTGGCCGCCGGGGGCTTCCTCACTTTTGTCCGCAACATGCAATACATCCATCGGATCCATGCCGGGTCCCATTACAAGAACAATCACAAGAGGACCGGCAACTTTGCCCTCCTGATCGAAACCAAAATAAGACAACTCAGATGACTTCCACCGTCACGTTCGACCCCGTCGGCCGGTTGGGCAACTTCCTCTTTGAGGCGGCCTCCTGCATGGCATACGCTTGGGACCACGAGATCAACTTCGCGCTCCCGAACCGGACCAACGATGCCTACTGGAACCCGGTGTATTTGCGCCATCTCTCCGGCCAGCTGGATCCCAACCAACCCAAGGTGGTGGTCCAGGAGAGGCAATTCAACTATCACGCACGGGAGTTCCGGACCACGTGGAGGCAGGGCTATGCCATTTATTTGAACGGCTACTGGCAGACGGAGAAGTATTTCAAGAAGTATCGCGAGCGGATCTTGGAGCAGTTTCGCTACCCGTGGATCAAGGCCGGCAAGCTCGTCTCCGTCCACGTCCGCCGGGGAGACTACCTGAAGATCCAGAAGAAGGTCGGGGCCAGGATCATTTTCAAGCACCCTCCCGTGACCAAGGAATGGTATCTGCGGCAGATGGCCAAGTTTCCCAAGCACGTCTTCGCCTTCTACTCGGACGACCTCGCGTGGTGCAAGGAGAACTTTGGGCACCTGGGCGACCGGGTCATGTTTGCGCCCCACTGGACGGGGCCGTGCGGGGACCTCGAAGCCACCCCGGAGGAGCAGGACCTTGTCTGCATGTCTTGCTGCGAACACCACATCTGCTCGGCCTCCACATTTTCATGGTGGGGGGCGTGGCTGAACCGGAGCCCGAAGAAGCGGGTCATCATGCCGCAGCACTGGATCACCCCCGGCTGGTCGGATCTTGATTTTTCCGACGTGGTGCCGGAGGGCTGGGAGCGCGCATGAATGAATCCCGTGGCCAAGTATGCGACCAGCCCGGACAATCCCAACGGATGGTTGGTGCATTACTGTCCGGGGTGCGAACAGCGCCACGTGGTCCCGATCAAGGAGCCGAATCATCTTGGCCACGTGTGGAAGTTCAACGGCAACATGGAAAAGCCGACTCTGGTTCCGTCCGTGAACTACGTCGGCAGTTGCCACTACATTCTCTCGGACGGGGTGATTCACTTTTGCGGAGATTGCACCCACGATCTGGCCAACAAAATAATTCCCTTGGAACCCATACCTGAATGAGCTTGCTGAAAGATACCCACGCCGAATACGTCAACCTCGATGCCCGGCCCGAGCGGAGGGAGAGAATGGAGCACGAGCTGAAGCGCGTCAAGATCCAGGCCGAGAGGCGCAGAGGTCTCCTGCCTTCGGAGGTGAAGATTAACCCGGCCCGGATCAAGGGAATGTGGGAACGGAAGCAGAAGGGCGCCATCGGTTGCCACTTCTCCCAGGTGGCCGTGATGAAGGAAGCCATGCGGAGAAAGAAGCACGCGCTGGTGATGGAGGACGACCTGGTGTTCTGCATGGATCTTCAGGAAAGGCTCCAAGAGATTGAGCTGTTCATGGACAAGAATCCGTGGGACGTGTTCTGGCTGGGCGGCACCTTTCACATGGGCAAACCTTGGTGGCACAAGAAGCCCAACCCGGAGAGGGGTTGCGTGCCTCTGGGCAAGGACGCCGAGAGGGTCCCTGGCTGGCCCCGCTTCTTCCGGACGTATGGATGCTTCTGCACCTACGCCTACATCGTGAACGCAAAGTCGATCGGTAAGATTCTGGCCATGTTTGAGGAGCGGCTCCCGGAGTCCATCGGGATCGACCACATGTTCATCATGCTCCAACCGAAGCTGAACACCTTCGCCTTCGTGCCCGGCTCCGTCAAGCAATACGACCACGTGTCGGACATCGGGGTGGACCGCCACGGCCGTCCGGACACGACGACCTTCAGCAACTTCGCCAAGCTCAACGGCACTTACGAGAATTCAACATATTGGTTTGCGGACTGGATCAACCAGTTCGATCCGGATACTTTCAACTGGAATGAAGCTGCACGATAAACTGGAGGACACCCTCGGAGGCAAATGGAGCGGGCTCCACGGCGAGGTCGTGACCCAGGACTGCTACCGGGTCCGGGAGCTGAAGTGGCATCCCGACCTGGTCTTCGACCTCGGCGCGAACGTCGGGACCTTCACCCGGCACGCCCTGGATCTTTGGCCTCGCTGCCAGGTGGTGGCCGTCGAGCCAGACCCGGAGAACGCGGCCCACTTCCGGAAGTTCACGGACATGAGCCGGGTCGAGTTGATCGAGGCCGCCATCGGGAAGGGCCAAATCTGGAAGGCATCCGGAGCGGCCAACGGTTCCGGGGAGGTCTACATGTCTTGCGGGGTGGGCTATCCCAAGTTGAAGATGCCGAAGGCTTCCAACATGTCCCGGTCGGAAGTTAAGGCCATCAACCTCCAGGGATTGTGCAAGGGGCGACTGAACCGGAACTTGAAGACGGTGCTCAAGTTGGACATCGAGGGAGCCGAGCACGCGATCTTCTCGGATCCCCGCTCGATGAAGTATCTCTGGCAGATGGACTATCTTGCAATGGAGCTGCACCGATACGCCATCGACGGTTCGGAGCAGGAGGCAGCCAATGAATTGGTGGAGCTGGCCGTGACCCTCCTGAAGGATTCCCACTTCGTCCAGGTGGCCGGGGTGCACTTGTGGGCTTGGAAAAAGAACATCAGCTTATGAAGTCGATCAAATACAGACGGGACCTCTGGCAGCTCTTCGCACGGCCGGGGGCAGCCGCGGAGATAGGAGTGGCCGAAGGCAACAACAGCCGGGACATGCTCGAGTGGAAGTTGGAGGACGGCAGACCGGCCGTGACCACTCTCTACATGGTGGACCGGTGGAAGGAGAACCCGGAGCAGTTCGGCGACGCCGCCATGCCTCAGGACTGGCACGACAAGAACTTCCGGCAGGTCCAGCACAAGATCAAGCCCCACGGCACCCGCGCGATCATCCTCCGGGGCGACTCGGTTGAGATGGCCGACCAGGTGCCGGACCGGTCGCTTGTGCTGGTTTACATCGACGCCGACCATACCGAGCCCGGTTGCTTCCGAGACCTCCGGGCCTGGGTCCCCAAGGTCAAGAAGGGGGGCATCGTTGGGCTCCACGACTTCCTGAACGAAGCCTATGGCGTGAGGAAGGCCGTCGAGGCGTTCTGCGCCAACAATTTCAAGATCCACATCATCGAGGAGGATAAACCCGAAGATGCCGGCGCTTGGTTTCGAGTATGTTAATTCCATTTGATCAACTGTTCACCCGCCACGGGGTCCAGCCCGTTGGCGTCCTTCACGTCGGCGCCCACGAAGGGCAGGAAGCCGAAGCCTACAACCAACTGAGGGTCCCCCGCGTCATCTGGGTGGAAGCCAACCCGGAGACCCACCGGAAGTTGGTGGCTCATGTTGGCCGCATGCCCGGCCACAGCACGATCCTGGCTTGCGTGGCCGACGAGGACGGCAAGCCGGTGGACTTCCACATTGCGTCCAACGCGGGCCAGTCCTCCTCCATATTGGAGTGGGGAACCCACACGCTGGTGCACCCGGAGGTCCGGTGGACGCGCCATCTCAAGATGAAGACCTCCCGGCTGGACACCTTGATCCATGACCGGGGAGTCCGCCTGAAGCCGGGCTGGTTCCTGAACCTGGACCTCCAGGGAGCCGAACTGAGGGCCTTGAAGGGACTGGGGAGCCTGATCGACTTCTTCAACTGGGCATACATTGAGGTCAATGAGCAGCAGCTCTACAAGGGTTGCCCGTTGGTAGGAGAGATGGATGCATTCATGTCCGCGGCCGGGTTCCGTCGGGCTGAGACCCAGATGTCGGGGAACCACGGCTGGGGAGACGCTTTGTATACTCGGATCGTATAATGCTCACAACCATCACGCCATACTGGGGTCGTCCGGAGATGCTGAAAGGTTGGGTCGACGCACTTCAACTTGCCTCCGTCCCGGAGGTCCGCCACATCATCTTTTTCATTGGAGAAGATCCGCCGGAGTGGTTCAACGCATGCAAGGCTCCCGTCCTGGCTGTCCAGTGCGCGGAGCAACCCGGCAAGTCGATAGGCCATTATCACAACGAGGGAGCCGAGTTGGCCAAGACGGAATGGATCATGAAGCTGGACATCGACACGGTCCCGAACGTCCGCTACTTTCGGCACTTGCTTCCGATCCTGCAGAACGCGAAGGAGCGCGAATGGTTCAACGGCGGCATGATCTATCTTTCCCGGTCGGCTTCCAACCGGCTCATGATTCCGGTCACAGAGTCGACCTATTCGAGCATCATGGCCGTCCCTCGCGCCTACACCGCCTCGAACGGCCACGAGCCAGCTGGATCCAACTTCATCTGCCGGCGATCCGAATACCTGAAGCTGGGCGGATGCCTGGAGACCTTCCGGGGCTACGGGTGGGAAGATTATCAGCAGCTGTATATGCTGGAGCGCCACCAGCTGGGCCGGGACCCGCTGGTTGGCCACGTGACCATCGACAATGTGACCTCCCGGTGCCGGGACGAGATCAGCCGCCCGAAAGCCAAGGAGCTGCACGGCCGGGACCGTTGGCTGGTTCTCCTCCACAGATTCCATCAGCCGGCGGGCAACAAAACCCAGGATCAGATGGCGCGCAACCGGGCCGTTCTCTTCGACTATGTCGAGACGCAACGAATGGGAAGTTGAGAACGTCAGGCTGCTGACGGCCAGCTTGAACCACCGGCTGAAGGTTCTCCGCAAGATCCGAAAACCCCTCCGGCGCTTCGACCGGACCGTGCGGGCCATCCAGCTGACCAAGGTTGCGTGGAATTGTCCGGACGACGCGTTCCTCATGATGAACTTCGACATGAACCCGCTTGGGGAAATCAACTGCTCGGACGAATACGCCCGGACGACCAAGAGACGGGACCGGCTCTGGGAATTCCTCCTGGGCGCAAAGTAGGGGTCAGACCCTGGGACAGGATAATCGGTTGTTCCTCGTTGGCAGGTCCATGTAGCGATTTGGCATCCGTTTCCCGTAGTTTATCCTGAATCAATCCCAAATACCGTCAGGATGCTCCTCTTTCAGGGCTTCCATGTTTGCCTGGATGTAGCGGGCTACCTTGCCCTGGGCGGACCGGGCCTTGAGCTCATTCTTCAGGCCGTTCGTCCACAGCCAGTGGAGATAGGATGCGGGCACGTCCTGCATTTTTTAGTCCGCGCGGTGTAATACTTCCCGAACGGCATCACATCCAGGTCGGTCAGGGTAGGAAGCTCGTCTGCCATAAATGATTCCAGTCTTTGTGAAGTTGCTTGGCCATGCCGCGGAGGAAAGCGAAGACTGCCTGCTTCAAGCTCAGCTTGCGGGCGTGGGCTTGGTTCATCACGGAGTAAAGGTGCCAGCAGATGTCGCAGAGAGGTCCCCGGACCGTCCGCACGTGCATCGCCCAAGCCTTCTTGATCTTGTCGGCTTCGGAGGAGGACCAAGTGTGCCCGCAGCACTGGCAGACCAGAATCTCGCGCTGCTCCGGGATGGAAAACTTGGGAGGCTCCGGAGCCAGATTCAGCAGAGTCTGGATCGCGCCGGTCACGGCTAATCCCATCCGTGCTTGGTTCTTCTGCTTTCGCTCCTCTATCTTCTTCTTGAAGTCAATCATAGATGAACGCCTTCAGTTTCTTCTTGGCCTCGCTCTCGTTCGCCGGGTTGTTCCACCAGCGGTTGATGCCGGAGGGGTGGGGCAGAAGGAAGAATGATTTGACTCCGTGGCGGACTGTGTCCAAGGGTTCTCCGTTCGCGTCGAAGCAAAGGGCCACCAGTTTGCCGAGGAGCACGTATTTGGTCCAGCTGCCCCGAAGGAGCACCTTGGCGGCCGTCTTGCCTTCCGAGCGGTCGAACACATCACCCTTGCCGCCGGAACCCTTCCCGATCCATTCGGAGTTGAGGTTGATCCGGGCGAACGATTGCGCGAAGTCCGTGACCTCTAAGAGGTCTCCAAGCTTTTCCCCGATCCGGCCCTCCAACGGGAGATACGGGTCGCCGTTCTCGGACGGCCCTTGGCCCACAAATATGATGCTGCTGATTCTCATTCGGATTCCCGCCAGTGCTTCTCTGCTGACAGAAGTTGGGGTGCCCAACTCCAGATAGGCTCCCTTCAGATACGCGTCGCACAAAAACGTCTTATATTCGCCCGGCACGTAGGCGTCGACGTTGAAGCAATCTTTCATCGGGACCCAGTGCTGCTTCCACTTGTTCTTGTATTCCCATTCGCCCCAGCGCCCGTAACCGTTGCCCCAGCCTGTGGGGAACTCCCAGCCCTCGCGCTTGCCGCGGGACCACCGAACCAGCACGGCCGTGCGGTCTTTCTTGACGGAGGCCACCTCGTAGATGCCCTCATGCTTCCGCTCCTTCTCCCGGTGGCCGGGCCGTTCCCACTGGTCGTAGTATTCTTCCCGCCAGTGGGCATAGACGTAGGTGCCTTTGGTGATGGAGGTGTTCTTGCCGTCCCGATATGCCTCCCAGCTTGGGGGATTGGCGGACGGCAGCCCGGTCTCCTCGTCGTGGATCAGTTTGATGGAGGGTGCGGCGAGAAAGTCTCGGACCGATCTAGGATGCCCTGGATGAGAAACAAGATCCGAAGCGGCCTCTGGGCCTTCAGCAGCCCAGGCGCTTCCTCGCCCGGTCCCAGGCTTCGTCCGTCGGCGCGTCGATCACCCCCAGCCGGTGCATCACCTGAATCTGGAGGTCTCTCGCGCCGCGGCACAGGACCGGCTTCTTGCCCGTCCGGCCGCCCACCGCGTTCGTCCCGGTCTGGTGGCATTCCCGGCTGGCCTCCGTCAGGGCCGACGCGCTCAGCGCGGGCACGAGATGGGCGTATGGGCTTCCCGGTCGGAACGGGCAGGTTGGGCACATTGTCTTGCATACAGGGGCCGTGTTCATTTTCGGACTGCTACGAATGCTCGGTTTCGTTTGGAGATGATCTTGAAGCCCTCCTGGGTCAAAAACTTGTAGGCCCAGTCGACTTGATTCTCTCGGTCGGGGTGCGGGTGGAACTCTATGAAGATGGAGTTGACCTGCCGGAGGTCCCCCGGCTTCAGGATGTCCAGGATGGGATATTCGCCACCCTCGATGTCCATTTTTAGGACCGTCGGCTTGATCCGGGCCAGTTCTCCCCGGAAGTTCACGGCCGGAACGGTGACGGCCTTCTTGCGGTTCGGAGACGGGATGACGGAGTTCGCCCCGGAGAACCCGGACATTGTGAGCTGGACCTCCAACTCGTGGCCGGCCACGACCGCGTATTCGCAGATGCTGACCCGCGCTCCGTATCGTTCCATGTTCTCCCGGAGCAGCGCGGCGTTCTTGGGGGCAGCTTCGTAGCAGACGGCCCACTTGGCTCCCTGCTCCAGGGCCGCGGCTGTGAAGGTTCCGATGTAGGCACCGACGTCCATGATCGTGTCGCCCTTCCGGAGCGGGAGGAGGGCGAACGGGTTTGAGTTCCCGAGGTCTTTCTTCAGCCAAAAGGCCGAGGTCGGGATGTTGAAGCCCTTCGGGATCACTTCACCGTATTTCATATGCGTTCGGGACCGGGTTCTTGAACTTGCCGCAGATCGGCTGGATCATCGCCTGGCAATACAGCGGCTTCTTCTTGCTCGCCCTGTAGGTCACGGTCTTGTGGCCGTTCTGCAGGGTGACCGTTTCCGTTATCGTCACCATCTTCAGGCCGGGGGATCCGATGGGCCGGTCCGGGAGACCGGGGAGCCGGCGGGTGCCGAGCATCTTCCAGCCGAAACTGGACTCGCCCGGCACCGTTTGCATCACCAGCTCCTCCACGAAGGCCAGGATGTGTGTGTCGTAGTCCTCCGGGTTGAAGAACTCGTTCGAGTCGGTGATCGCGTTCATATCAGTTTCCGGGGATGAAGACTTTGACCGCATATTGGTTTGTCCCGACGACGTAACCCGTCCAGCCGCCGTTTACTTTTGTGAGCTCGTCGAGCTTGACCGTCCGACCCGACTTCGTTTTCATCGTTCTTTTCATCATGCCTTACTTAACGGCATCCGATGGGAAAAGTAAAGGGAAAATGTAAACAATTTTTACTCTTTTCAAGTCCCTCTGAATGGGGCATTTAGCGTGACCCAGTCTTCCGGTAGAGCGGGGCACACCGGGGGCAATAGTGGAACGTCTCGGCCCGGCTCCCGGAGGGCTTAGTTGGGTTGAGCATCTTTCCAGCCGTGGTCGAGACCCTCAATGAGAGGCTGGAGGGTGTTGGTGATCAAGAGCCGGGCTGGGCACTTCTCGCCTCGGATCTTGCCGTCGCAGTATAGGATTGTCGTTTGGATGAGCATCGGCGGCTGCCCTCCCCCGGCTGATGATGAAAGATGCCGGGAAGGGCAGGGAGCCGAACCTCAGTTCAGCCCAAGGTCTTTTGGGGAGAGGAGCATGACTTCGCCGCCCCACTTCTCGAACTCCACGGCCCGGTCGTAGGAGGTCAGGTCCTGGGCCGTCCGGGTCACGGCGTTCAGGATGCCGTATTGGGTCATGTCGCCGCCTTTGATGAGGTGGTTCAGCACGGAGTCCTTCTCGCCTTCCGTCCAACCGAAGCGGGTGTTCAGCACCTCGACGGTCTCCAGGGGCTTGTCAAGATCCACGGCCGTGGTCCGGTTCAGGCCCTTCACGATCGCGTCGAACTTCTCGCGGGTGAACATGGCCTTCATTAGGTCCTGCACCTTGAGCCAGAATGCCTTGTCGTCGGCCTTCCGGGTCTCGTCGCTGAACAGCTCCGTGGCTTCGCTCTCGTCGAAGAGGTCCCCGAAGCCGCCCGTGCCCTTGCGGCCGATGTGGTTCTGCTTGACGATGTTCTCTGCCACCATCCCGTTGGTGCAGCGGAGCGTGTAGATGAGGTGCCGGACCTGGAGGGAACCGGCCCCGACTTCCGAGTTGGAGATGATGAGGCCCGCCTGGACTTGGTCGCCGACCTTCGGGACCTCGGCGAGCATCTTCGGGGAGACGGCCTGGATGTAGAGGCGCTGCTCCGTCACGGCCGCGGACTTGACCTCGAGGCCCATGTCGTGGAGCCGGGGAAGAATCTTCTCGGCGATGTCCGCATTGTCCAGGGGACGGTAGCGGTCGCTGAGGAAGGCGCGCGCGATGTTGGATCCATTTTGGAGGGTGCGCAGCATGTGCTTCTCCGGGTTGGCGTTGAACCAGTGGTTCACGTTGGTCGCGAGGAGGTCCGGAGCCTGCTCGATCATCCGGTCCGCATACTTCGAGGGAATCTGGACCCGGCCCCCGATCTGCTGGAGGCAGTTGCGGGTGGGTTCGAATTCGACTTCCTTCTTGTCCAGGTTGAACCGGAGGACCGGCTGGAGGCGCATCAACTTCTTGCCCTCCACGATCCGCCCGGTGTCCCGCTGGGTGACTCCGACCCGGATGTTCCGGGTGTCCGCCAGATAGTCTTTCTTGTGGTCGCGGTCGCTGAGGATTTGCCGTGCGACCTCGCTGAGTTCCATTCCTTTGATCATATGTTTCTGTCTCGGTTCGATCCTCCGCTTAATGGCCTCGCCGTGCGTCGTGCCCGGTTTATCCGGCGGCTGAATCGTTCCGTCTCTGACCTTATTCTCGCAGGGCAGGGACGGGGCGATTACTTGCCCATGGGTCTGTGGAGAAACTGCATCGCGTCCAGCTCCTTCTGGAAGGCGGCTTTGTGGACCGCGCAGATGCCGTGGCTGATCTTCCGGCCGCTCAATTCCGGGAAGGCCGCGATGATCTGCGCGCCGGGATAGCACCAACCGCAGCAGCTCACCACGTTGTCTTCCATTAACGGCTTCTCGGTCATACCTATCCTAACGGCATTCGATGGGAAAACTTTAGCGCTCATTTGGCCAGCTCGAAAAATGACCAGCCCGACGAGGAACAGCAAGGCCCAGAGGAGGAGGACCGGGAGCGACATGTTGGCCCGGAACCGGCTGGCCCACCGGACGAAGATCAAGGCCGCCACGAATTCGAAACTCTTTCGGAACAGGTTCATGTTAGCCTTCCATCGTGGCCGCCACGTCGGCGATGGCCCGGTAAAGGTTCAGGAGTTTGGCGCGCAGGATCGGATCCTTATCGTCGCGGGAGATGTTGCCGGCGATGCGTTCGGCGCCCTCTTGGATTGCCTCGGTCAATTCCGCATTCGTGTGGCTCTTCATCAGTTCATTCATCATGGGTGTATTAACGGCTAAAAAGAGCACACAAGTAAAGCGAAAAAGTGAACAATTTTACTACTTGTGGATGGGGCACTTAGGGCGAAAAAGAAAAGTCCCTCCGGGCGAGCGACCGCGGAGGGGTGACGAGCTGGGGCCGGGGCGGCCGGACTTACAGCTCGTTGATCTTGTCGACGGCTTCGTCGAGGCCGTCCTTGATTTCGGTCAGCTTCTCGCCGAGTTCGTCCAGGGAGAGGTCCCCGATGTTGTCGTCCTGGAGGTCCGTGGCGGCCGTCTCCAGCTTCTCCACGACTTCGTCGAGGGCTTCCTTGGCCGTGTTGAGTTCGTCGGCCTTGTCCCCTTCCTTCTGCTTCTCGGACATATTGTCTAACTTCTCCGAGATTTCGTCCCGTATGCCTTCGACGGCGGTCTTGACGTCGTCGATCTGGCCGGCGAGGGTCTTCAGGGTCTCCTTCGGATCCGCCAGCTTGCCCAGCTGCTCCATGGCCGCGTTGAGTTCTTCGGTTTGCTTTGTGAGTGTTTTCTTTTGCGATGCGTTCATAATTGTTCCTATATTCGTTAATCCATCCGCGCGAGCTTTCGGAGCATCCTGACCTCCTTCGGGCTTGCGCTTCCGGGGTCTTCGGCGTCAAGTTCTACCACGTGGGTCTCGCCGGGGAAAGGGGCAAGTTCGGCCGCGAGTTCCCCGGCCAGCCGCTGGGCGTTCCGGGATGAGTCGAAGCAGATGTAGCGATAGGGAATCTTTGAGAGGAGCCGGACCTGGGCGGGCGAGTAGCCGGTCCCCAGGGTTCCTACCGTTCCCGGCCCAACGTTCCAGACATCGGACGGCCCCTCCACGACGATGGCCGAGTGCAGGACAAAGTCCAATCCATACAGGACCTCCTTGTGGTTCATGGACTCCTCCTCCGGGGAGGCCGAGACGTAGCGCTGGGACTCCGGCACGTCGCCCACGGCCCTCGTCGTCCAACTGACTCTGTGGTCCCGGTGGACGATCGGGATGTAGAGCCGCCAGGCCAACCGGCCCCCGAGACGGCCGATGCCCTCCAGCTCCCACGTCCGGGCCAGTGCCTCTGGATCTTCGTAGCCCCGGCCGCGGAGATATTCGAGGTGGTGCGGCAGGAGGTCTCCCCGTCCGGCGGGCTCCACCAACTTGAGCCGCTCTTGGGCCAGTTCCCGTGGGAGGAGTTCCCGGCCCTTGAAGAATGAGGAGGCAACCGCATACGGGACCCCGAGTTGGAGCAGGGTTCGGATGACTCCGTGTCCCCGGCACTTCCAGCAGTTGAAGTATCCGCGGGAAAGGTTGTAGCCGAGGTGGTAGTTGTCCGAGGTGCAGAACGGGCATCGTCGGATGGCGATCCATCCGGGCCGCGCATGATGGTTCTCCCCTGCCTGGGCGAATTCAACGCCCCGGTCCCGGAGGACTTCCTGGATGGTCATAGCCGTCCCGGCCAGGATCGGTCTTTTTCTTCTTCGCTTTGCCAGAGTTGATAGACCCCGGCTGCGTTCATTCCTTCTTCCCGTGTGATGGTTTGGCATCCTTCTTCCGAATACTTCAGGAAGTGCCTCACCCGGTCTTGCTTTTCGAGCACTCTCATTGGATCCGAATTGAACGAAGACAGGTTCCCTTCGGCCACGTTAAGATCCAGGACGGCTCGGAGGTCCACCAGCTCTCCCTCAAGCAACTGACGGTTCGTCCCGTCCTCCGGCTTCCACCGTTCATCCAGCCCGAAGCGGACGGCCTTGCAGGTCCGGTGGATTATCTCCGCGCATTCCTCAATGATCAACAGTAAGAAGTAAACCTTGCGTGATACTTTCATTTTTTGTCGTGGTTTTCTCCGGGACGGAATTTGATTATGGTGGTGGGGTGGGTGGGCTGGCCGTCTCCGATGTCCGGGTCCTCCGGGATGGTGGAGCACCCGGTCAGCAAGAGGAGCAGCAGCAGGAATCTCATGCCTTATTCTCGTCGCACTTGTCGGCCTCCTCCGGCTTCATCTTGTCAATGCTGATCCAGTCCTCGCCGGTGTTCACGGCCGTGGAGAACCGACGCATGAGAATGATCTGGGCGTCCCGCATGGTCACTCCGTGGTTGGCGCAGGCAGTCTTGAAGGTCCGGTGGGTGGATTCCGGGATGTCCTTGAGGTGCATGGCTTTGTGATGCATCTTCTCCTCTTCGTTCTTCCGGACCGGGGCCACGAAGCTGTTCTTTGGTCTGCTCATATTCCTTCTTTCTTGGCAATCTTGTCGATCAGCTTGCCGAATAAATCGTACTGGACATCCTGGATGCTTTTCTTGCCGTCGAGGACGGCCTTCAGGTCCAGGGTTCTCTCCCGGAGGATCATCATCCATTCGTATTCCACCGTGTTCATGGCGTAGAGATACCAGATCATCACGGACTTCGTCTGCCCGATCCGGTGCACCCGGTCCTGGCCCTGGAGGAGGTCCCCCGGAGTCCACGGGGGATCCAAGGAAACCATGTTGGAGGCCCGCTGGAGGTTGAGGCCCACGCCCGCGGCCCTCCAGTTGCCCCACAAGTTGAGTATCTTTGCGATGTTGGTGAAGGACCGGACGGCCTCGGTGCGCAACTTCCCGGTCACGCGGCCGTCCACCACGACGGAGGTCCGGGGGAAAGCCTCCCGGAGCTTGTCGATCACGAACGTGTGGCCGGTCATCCCCACCAACTTCTCGCCGGGTTGGGCCACGTGGAATTCCTTGACGAAGTTGATGGTCTGGGGCATCCGAAGGTGGGCGCAGAGCCGCAGCAGGTAGCCGATCTTGACCATGGATTCCGCCCGCTTGGCCCGAGCCGCCCTGGCCGGGGACTTCTCCCGGAGCCACATCAGGAATGAGTTCTTGGCCTTGTCGTATTCCTTGAAGGCCGCCGGCCCGAGGTGGACCGGGATCATCTTGTGGATCTTCTTCGGGAGTTCCGGGGCCACGTCCTCTTTCAGCCGGCGGATCATCACGTGCTTGACCAGGATGCTGTGGAGCTCGTCCTTGTTCTCGGCTCCGTCGTAGCGCCAGCCCCAGAAGGTGTGCCGTGGCTTGCAGTAGCGCCACGCAAACTGGTGGAAGTCCGGGAACAAGTCCGGACGGATGATGTTGAGGACGGCCCAGAGCTGGACCGGCTTGTTGGTCATCGGGGTCCCGGAGAGTCCCAGGACCGACTGGGCATGCTTGGCCAGGTGCTTCGACGCCTTCGTCCTCCGGGCTTGCGGGTTGGAGATGTATTGGCACTCGTCGAAGACAACCACCTTGGGTGGGCACTTCATCAAGGCCCGGAGCCAGAACCACAGGATGTCGTAGTTGATGATGAGAATCTTGTCCTGGTGGGTCCAGACTGAGTTCTGCTTGGGACCCCGGCCTTCGAGGACCCGTGACTGGAGCCCAAACTTCTGCCGAGCCTCCATCTGCCAGTGATACTTGACGGAGGACGGGGTGACGATCACCACGGGACGGTGGGCGTTGATGCGTGAGATCCACATCAGGGCTGATATTGTTTTCCCGGTTCCTTGGTCATCCGCCAGCAGAACCCTCCCGGCCATTCCGTAGATGCGTCGGACGCCATCTTCCTGGAACTTCCGGGGAGTGAAGTTAATAGCCATGCAGCTCTTTCCTCCTCCGGAGCATTTCCTTCACGTGCAGTTTTATGTGCGCACTTTGACCTGGGAGCACCTTGAGATTCTTCTTCGAGAAGTTCATCTTGTTGTCGTCTTTGTGGTGGACGATCTCGCCCTTTCTGAGCGGCCGTCCTAACATATCTTCGGCGATGGTCCGGTGGACGTGTCGGCCGTTCACCTTGGGATATGAATGACCCGGCTTGGCATTCGCCTTCATCTGATCGCCCCGGACCTTCCCGCCCTTCCGTCCCAGTCGGGTCTGTCGGCATTTGAAGCTGCAACAGACGACCACCTTCGCCCGGCTTGGGGTAACCGAGAACGGAGCCGAACAGACTGCGCAGATCAACTGAACAGGCATGACTTGATTTCGTGGATCATGATTTGCTGGTGCGTGTGGTCGTAGCCTTGAAAGGCCATCTCCTCGCACGCGAACTGGAGGACCTCCCGCGGTTTGGTCTCCCCGTCCGGGAGAGGGTGGTCGATGATGAGCGAAAGCATCCGGCGGGCTTCGGGGGAGAGGTCCTCGCATTGTTCGACGAGGGAGTTCCGGAAGGCCGCCGATGATTGCTCCTCCGTCTCGGCCGGGGGCAGCATCTCGTCCTTGATTTCCTCCACGAAGACCAGACGGCCCTTGAACTTCTCCCGGATGTAGTGGAGCAAACAGTTGTTCACCTTCAGGTAACACCAGGAGGAGAACTTGCCCCCGGATGGATGGGAGCCGGTCCACTTCTCGCACGCCTGCATGAATCCAAGGCAGGCCTGGGAGTAGAACTCGTCGTACGCTTGCTGGTAGTCCATCCCTCCATACTTGCGGGCGAACGCATGCGCCCGGCTCCTCAGTATGTCAATGACTCGATTCAGTGCCCTCTCTCGTTCTCTTTTGCTCATGTTGGTTAGATGATAATTTATGTAAGCAAGCTTATCTGTCCGTATTGACACGTAAAGAAAAAACCTCCGTCATTCTGCGACGGAGGTTTGCGAGGTTCTGGCCGGGTATATATACCGGCCAGAATGAGGTTACTTGGCCGCCGGAGCCGGGGCCGTCTTGGCTTTGGCCGCTTTGGCCGCCTTCAGAGCCGCGATCTGCTCTGCCGGGGTCTTGCCCGCGGGCTTGGCTGCCGGAGCCGGAGCGGCCTTGGCCGTCGCGGTCTTCGGAGCTGGCTTCGCCGCGGCCGGTTTGGCTTCGATCTTCGGCTTCGCGGGAATCTGATCCTTCGTGAGCGGGGCCAGGACGAAGTCCTTGTGATACTTCGGGCGCACACCGCGATAGACGTTCAGCTTGATCGTCTGGTCGGAGCACTCCACGCCCTCCTTCTCGAACATCGCGCGAATCTCCGGAGTCGTCCAGGATCCACCCGATTCGCTGGCCAGCTTGCGCACGACCGCCGCGATCGAGAACCCGGTGTCCTTGAAGGTCCCGAGACTGCCGGCTCGGATTCCGGGGGTGCCAGTGCCCTCTTTTTTGGCGCCCTTGGTGGAGGGCTTCTTCGTGGTGGATTTGGTTTTCATATCTTCGGCTGATTGTTGTTTACGGTTGTTGATGTGATCCGCGAGGCCCTGGCGACCAAGGCTCCGGGTGACTTGCACTAGTGAGTCCGGGCTGATGTTGATGCTGTCCTTGCCCGCCGCGAAGCGGATGACCTTGTCGTCACCTTCCCGCGGGACAATGTTCGAATCTAACGGGGCTGCGCATGCGCGTGATTCGTTGAGGAACCACACCACGTATTCCACACCCTTCTCTCCCACATAGACGTCGCCGACGCGGAGCTTGTGCAGCCCTTCGTCATTGATCTTGCGGGAAATGGGGGCCGTGGTTTTCGCCGTCGCTGGGACGGTCGCCGCTGCTTTGTTGGATTCGTTCATATTCGTCTTTCTTTCTTAGTTCGTGGCCGGGGTTTCTTTTACCGGTCACTCATCATGTGTATACTTAACGGCACGGTGGCATTAAAAGTAAAGGAAAAATGTAAACAATTTTTTACTCTAGGATGGCCGCTAGGGAAGCGGGGTCCACAGTGCTCAGGAATTTGTCCAGCGTCATCCCAACGAAATCATACGTCCCAAAACGATAGCGGAACACGGGCGGCTTGATCAACTCCGGCTGCCAGGAGTGCAGGGGCTGGTCCTTTAGGAGGCACCGGGCGGAGAAGAACGCCGTGGCCTTCCTCCGGTCCCGCTTGCAGATGAGCAGCCAGTCGTTCCCCACCTTGTCGGCGGCCGTCTTGGCTTGGTCCAGGGTGGCCAGGAAGGGATGGCAGGCGAGGGAGCCGGAGCAGTCGAGGAGGTCTCCGGGGTCTCCGTGGCTCCGGCCCCGCTTGAGCTCGACGGTGAACAACTTCAGAAGCGGCTGGCCGATGGGATCCAGTGCGCAGATGTCTCCGTCTCCCCCGGCCGTGCGGAGACCTTGCCGGAATCGCACCGTGGATCTGCCCCCGGACATGGAGGACCTCCAGAAAATGTCATCGCGGCTGTCGTAGGTCCACCACTTCGACAACCGCTTGCAAATCTCCCGTTCAAAACTCGAACCCTTGCCGCTCATCTTTCCTCTTTCAGCATCTTACGGTTGAACACAGGTGCGCGTCCAACCAAAGATTTGATGCCGAGACGGGAGCAGACGTCGTTCCATCCCTTCTGGCTGATCTGCTCTGCGTCATCCCAGTCCGGAGTCGGGGTTGGCGGATCCGCCAGCGGCAGTTCAACCAAGCCCCGGTTCCGTTTCACGATCTCGGCGGAGCCTTCGGACATGATCGTCTTGTAGATGGCCGCGGTCTTGGGCAGTTGCTTCCTGATGAATTTCACGGCTGTGATCTCGCCGACTCCGGGGATGCCGGGGACCCCGTCGGTTTGGCAACCGGCCATCGCCTTGACCATGGCCCACTGCCAAGGTTGGATGCCGTAGGACTGCCGGAACCACTCCTCGGTGAGCAGCTTCCGTTTGTTCGGGCAATACATGAGGACGTTGGGAGCCAGCAGTTGATACATGTCCGCGTCGGAGGTCACGAGGATCACTTCGTCGTCCACCTCCGCGGTCTTGGCGATCTTGGCCATGATGTCGTCGCTCTCCCATCCCGGATAGTAGAAGATGTTGCGGAATCCAATCTGCCTCAGGTAGGAGCATCGCAGAGCGTCGATCTGGCGGCAGAGGTCTCCCCGCGCCTTGGTCTTCAGTGGATCCTCCTGCTCGTGGCGCCGCTTCTCCTTGTAGCCCCGGAAGAATATCTGGCGATATGATTGGGAGTCCTCGAAGCAGAACGCGATGCGGTCGGTCTGGAAGGTCTCCTTCAGGAACCCGATCTGCTTCAGGAATCCGTAGATGACCCCGGTCGCGATGCCGTGAAAGCTGAGGTCCTTCTGGGCGTGGAAGGCTCGGTGGCAAAGATAGTGGCAATCCAAAATTAACAGGGGCTTTGGCTTCATACTTTGCATTTTCTCCCGTGCTTCCAACCTGGGTGACGTTTTCCTCTCAACGATCTTCCCTTCTTGACCATGTCGTCCGAGTTGTCTTGATGGGTTCCTAAAAATAAATGCTTCTGGTTGCAGCAGAGAGTGTTGTCGCATTTGTGGCATACCAAGAGTCCCTTCGGGACTTCTCCGTTCACAAATTGCCAAGCTGCTTTCGCGGCTGCGTTTCCTTGGACGTTTCCTCGTTGGTTCCGGCCTGAATAACCAATCCAATTCCAGCATTCGTTTTTAGATCCGATCTGAACTCTGGCCCAGAATCTCCTCTCTGCGTCCACTGTTTTCCTCCAGATGCAATGACATCTTCTTGTGCAGGTTCGTCCTTTGGCCTGGCTTGGGAGGTAAAAGAAGATCCGCCGGCAAACTACACAGCGAGCTTTCTTCGATCGGTAGGAGGTTGGTTTGGCCCTCGACTGATAGTGTGGTTTGTTCATGCTGGGAAGGATCGTTCGCCGTCTTGGTCATCGACGAGCATCAGGAGTTTGTTCAAGGTGTCCGGATGGACGAAAAGTCTGCGGGTCGCAAGGTCCGGCACGCAGAGGCCGGGCGGAATGGACTTCAGGGGAGTCAGCTTTAGGCCGAACGTGTGGTCGACCTCAAGGGTTCCTGTCATTGTTATCTTCATTTTGCTTCCGTTCCAATCCCCACGAATAAGGTAGCACGCGATCGTTCCATTCTCCAGTCACTTCCATAAATTTGTACAGCATGTAGTAGGCGAGGGACCGGATGTGGGGCGGGTAGTCGACCACCTTCCCGGTGGTCTTTTCTAGCGCGTGAAGCATGGGACCTCCTCCCCCGAATTCAATCTCCTCGGCCTTGGCGTCGTCGAAGGCTTGGTCGGTGATGATCGGAGTCTTGTTCACGTGGTAAAGATAGTGGTGGGCCAGGACCTGGTCGGAGACTGGAGCCAGGGACTTCATCTGGTTGAACGTGATGCGCCCATAGTAGTCCGGGCAGATTTCGTTCGGGGTCCGGGCCAGCATCTTGGCGGTGTGGGCCGTGGGGACCCCGGCGTCGTGGTGCTTCTGGATGATCTGCAGCTCAAGTTGGGTCATCTTCATGCCGACCCTCGTCTTTCTTCTCCCGTAGGGGATGTATGGCTCGTCGGGATAAAACGTGGGCCGGAACTGGGCCTTGATGAAAGCCTCGTCCCGGCCCAGTTCTTCGGCTATCGCCCTGGAGGTCCAACCGTCCAGGACGAGATCCATGAATTGGTCCCGCTCCTTCCACGTCCACTTATGCCTCGCCCTGTCCATACGTGGCAATGTTCCAGTCGGTCGTGAGGAAGTGGGGAGGGAGGACGGCCAGGCAGGAGAGGAAGATGCACCCGCCTTTGACCAACACGGCCAGTTCTTCGTCCGTCGGCTTCCATGCGGTCACGATGAAGTTGGCTCCGTCGAGGTTGCTGCCCGGAGGGACCTCGCCGGCGAAGACGAGCTGGGTGAATCCGGATGACACCGCATTCTTATAGGCATGGATGGAGAACACCTGGGTGTGGTCCAGGTCGGACGGAGGATGGAACACCGCGTTGGATAGTGGGGGTTTGACGGGAATCATATTTCGTAGTCAGCTTCGTTCCGGTCCCGGAGGAACAGAACCACTTCGCAGTTGAGCGCGTCCGCAATCCTTTGGACCATGTTCAGACCGGGCTCGTGGTCTCCGTTCAGCATCCGGGAGAGAGACCCGCGGGGCAGTGGAGGTTTGGTGCGGTCCGCCACCTGCTTGATCATCAGCCTCTTCTTGCGAATGACCCGGACGACCTCCGACTTGAATTGATCCGACGCGTTCATTCATACCGCTTCCGTCTGTTGACCAACTCGCATTCGTGCTCGATCTCGGCCCAGACCTTCGCGGCCATGTCCTGGAAGAGTTCGTATGCGTTCTGCTCCTCGATCAAGGAGATGATTTGGCCACGGGTCCCGGAGAAGCCCTCGATGTCCGGGACCTTGTAGCATTTGCGCTTCTTCTCGTCGAGCCCGGACTCCTTCAGGACGTTCTCCGCGATCAGGAAGTCCACCGTGGCTCCGATGTCGTCGATGCCATAGCTGTAGTAGATCGGGATGACCGCGGACCTCTCCTTGCCCACCTTGCCCGTGACCCGGTTCTTGCGGACCGTGACGATGCAGTTGGATCCCACCACGCGGGGCTTGCCCCGGACGATCTTCTTGATTGGGATGCCGACGGTGGATTGCATCACGATGTTGGCATAGAAGTCGATGGACTTGCCGCCGCCCTTGGTTTTCTTGTCCCCGTAACCAAAGGCGTTGGGATTCTCCCGGCTCTGGCCGATCATCCACAAGATGGAGCCGGTGCGTCGGAGAGCCGCGAGGACCCACCGGATGTTCTCGGAGTGATACTTGGCTTTGTCCATCCCCATGGAGCCGGCGGCGTCCTGGCCTTCCTCCGCGGCCTTCTTCTGCTTGGCGAACTTCCGGAGAGCCGCAGACGCAATCAGGGCGTCCTGGGAGTCGCAGACGATGAGGCACTTTTTCTTGGCTTTCACCAGCAGGTCCCACAAGAGCCGGTAGAAGTCCTCGATCGTTTCCACGTTGTCGTGCCATTGCAACTTGGAGGCCACCTTCGGTCCGAAGAATTTGTGGATGTCCATCATGGCCCCACCCTCCGCATTTATGAAATGAATCTCATACTTGGAGAAGTGGGGTGCGATCTGGGCCTCGGCGAAGCACGTCATGGTCAAGAACGTCTTGCCGGACTGGGAGTCGCCCCACAGAAAGTAGAAGCCCCCGGCGATCAGCCCCCAGTATGGCGTGTCGCTGCAGGCCAGGTTGAGCATCGTGTTCCCCGTCGACAGGCCGGTCTTTTCATTCAGCTCGAAGCGGGGCCTTTTCTTCAGCAGTTCCTTCTTGGCGTCAATCATAGGACAAACAAAGGGAGGACCGGAGCCATAGCGAACCCCGGTCCTCGGTTGGGTGTCTCAGATCACCGGCGGGGAGCAGGGCGCGCTGCTGGCCGTGCCGCCGGTTTGGGTGCGGGTCTCGCGGCTGGTCGGGCCGCGGGCCGGGCAGGTGCAGCTGCCGGACGCGCCGCGGGTTTGGCTGCCGGGCGCCGCGGAGGAGGTGCGGGTGCTTCCTCCTCGGGTTCGGGGTCCGGTGATTCTTCTTCGCCTTCGGCCGGGGCCTCGCCCTCACCGAACGCATTCCAATCGGTGGGTTGCTCCTCCGGTTCCGGCGGTGGGGCCGCGGGTCTCCGGGCTGCCGGCTTGGCTGCCGGTTTGGCGGCTGGCTTGGCCGGCGGCTTTCCACCCTTCGGCGGTGCTGCGCGGCGAGGTGGAGGCGGCGGGGCTTCTTCCTCGGCCGGTTGCTCTTCAAAGCCTTCCTGGCCTTCCTCAGCCGGGACTTCCTCGCCCTCCGCGGGTTGGTCCTCGAAGCCTTCGGCAGGCGCTTCCTCTCCGTCCGCGGGGACCTCCTCGCCTTCGGCCGGTTGCTCCTCGAATCCCTCGGTTCCCTCCTCTGCGGGCAACTCTTCGGAACCCTCGGCTGCTTCCTCGTATTGGGCCTCCTCGCCCTCGGGCATCTCCTCTCCCTCTGCCGGGACCTCTTCACCCTCCTGAGGGGTGGGTGCTCCATGCATTTGGGTGATCTTGTCGTATGTATAGAAGATCAGGAGCGAATCCAACTTGTGGCCCTTGTCGATGACTTGCTCCGGCACGTTAGGCCGGGGAGTGAAGTCGACGCGGGTGGCCAGCAGGAAGGGCCGGGAGTTCCGACCCATGCTCTTCTCGCCGAACGAGACGTTCAGGATTTGGCCTCCGACCGGGTGCCAGAAGTTCCCCAGCTTCTGCTCCGGACCTCCAGCCGCGACGGCTTCGGCAATTTCGTTGCTGAATCGGTGGTAGGAGGTGATCAGGAACTGGATCTTGGGCGTCTTGTCGCTCCGGTCCCGGACCTGCATGAAGTCCCATTCTTTGGGCTTCAAGTCCTGGATGGCTTTATACGCTTCGTCGTCGGGGTTCATCCGCATCTGGCGGTTGTAGTCCTCGCAGATCGGGCACGGCTTGTTCAGCATCTTGGCCGGACAGAGGATGGCGTCGCGGTTTGGTCCCACGTTTCGGTGGACCCACAACGTGCGCTTCCACGTGAGGAAGCCCGGCTGCGCATCCGGGTTCCCTTTGCCGGCGACGTATGGAATGATGTCCAGCTTCGCCTTGCCCAACTTCATCTTGTAAACCTGAACACCGGGGGGCAACTTGAGGACGGTCTTCGTGAATCCCATGGACTCCCGATCCATCCAATTGTTCCCAGTGGCCAGCTGATACTTACCTTGCTTCAATATTGCCATATGGTTATTCTTCTTTGTCGTCTTGTCGTTGTTTCCAGGGCATCGGTTTGGCTATGCGCTGCCGCGAAATCTGATCCAATGTTTGCTTCCCGGCTCCGGAGGGCCGGACCTGGGCGAACCATCCCGCCGCGTGAAGATCCACCAAGTTGCTCAGGGCCCGCTTCTTGTAGTCCATCGCGGTCACGAGGACCTTCTCCATTGCGTGCTTGTATTCGAGGTCCCGTATCTTCTTTTCGAGGGCTCTGATCTTTGGATCCATGCAGGCTATCTCCTTGATGGATGCCTCGGAGAACTTGTCGAGCCCGAACTTGTCTGGAGGAGAGTTGCGGATGGCCAGGTTGACCTCCGCCTGCTTGACGTGCAGCTCGGCCCGGACTTCCTCGATGTCCCTGGCCGTCTCCCCGGCTTGCCAGGCGGCTTGGTGGAATTGGGCCGGGAGCCGGACGCATTCCTTGTCCAGCTCGTGCTCGTTGATGTGAATGATGGACACCGAGGAATCCTTGGGGGAGGAGGACTTCGGCGCCGCAGGTCTCACGTCTTGTTTCATTCGGTTTATAGTCGTCGCCCGCTCACAGCTTCTTGCGGGCCGTGATGTGCTGGTTAACGCTCTCGTCGTAGCCAATGGCCGGGACCGCTTTGTCCTTCCGGTCCTGCGCCTGCTGGTCGGAATATGACCCGGTGGAGAAACGGCCCGTGTCGGCGTCGGCCAGCTTCTTGTAGTTGGCTTCGAGGACCTCCTCCAGGGTCAGGTCGAAGTATTGGAGGATCGCGTTGAAGTGCCCCTCCATCTCGTCGAGGAGTTCCACGCAGACTGCGTCCAGGCTCTTGCCTTCATACTTTTTGTCCGGGTCGACTCGGCTCTTGCGATAGATGACGATCCGCTTCACCGGGTCCCAGTAGTGGCCCCCGAGCCGCATCAGTTGCACGCAGTTCGCTTGGGGATGGTTCAGGTTGCTTTTATTTCCGTGCCACTTCCGATTGAAGAAGTTGGAGCACTTGTGAAGATAGAAGGCGTAGTCGCCCAGCTCCTCGATCAGGTCCTGCCGTCCGGGATCCGATTCGGGCTCCAGGTATTCCCGGATGGCGTCGAAGAGTTCCGAGGCCTCGCCCGGCAAGCAACCTCCCATATGGCTGAAGTCGCAGTCCCAAGGGGTCAGTGATTTGAGAATGGATTCACCCGGTTTTGCAAGGCGAAGGACCATCTCCCGATGTTTTTGAATGATTTCGTTGTTCATGTTATGCTTCTCGTGCTTTCCAATCTTCCTTGTTGTCGCCCAGCCGCTTGTCCATGTCCTTTTTCGCTCTCCGGCATCATATGCCCGAACGCGGCCATGCGGTGATAGAAACGGAGCCACCAAGCCCGAGTCTCCGGGACCGGGTGCTTGTAGCCCAGTATCTCGGCTGCCTGCGCCAAGTGGAAATGGAAGTGGAGGGGAATCTCGTCACCAGATTCGATGTAGAGGTCTCCTGCGTGGTCGATGTCCCGAACTCCTTCCGTCTTGCAGGGACCCATGAAGCTGCCTCCCCGTGGATCCATGGGATCGCCGAGGACGCACTTGTCGAAGGCCGAGACGAGATAGCATCTCCGGAGCCACCGGCAGAGAGTCTTCACCGGGTGCATCTTCTTCAATCCGTCCGGAGCCCGCGTGGCCGTGAGGAGGACCGTCTGCTGCATCAAAGACAGCTCCATCACCCAGTCTTGCAATACTGATCGTTTCATATTAAGATTTTGTGTGCATCACGTTGAAGCACGCGAACGCGAGCCCTGCGTGCTTGGAGTCGTAGAAGTGGGTTCCGAAAAAGTTGATCACCATCGCCGCCTTGGCCATGCTTCTGGGATTGAGGGGCTGACCCTTGGCCGTGGCCGCAACCGTGATTCCCTTCCTGATTTCCAACGTGCTCTTCCCGATCAAGCAGGACCGGGCGAAACTCAATACCATGTGGCGGATTCCTTCCGGGTCTTCATCCTTCAACTCTTGGAGAATGGCTGCCACGCGGGGCCACCCGTCGTTCCCGAACATCATTTCTGAGGCCAACCTGAAGGCTCCCTCCTCGTCGACCAGCGTGATCTGGATCGCTTGGATCATAGCTTGCTCCGTCTCCTCTTTGGAGACTGCGTCAAGGATCACCACGGCCTTCCGGACGGAACCCTCGGCGCCGTCTGCGATCTTGGTGAGGAGCCGGTCCGGGACGTGCGTGAATTGCTCCTTGGCGCAGATGGACTTCAGGACCTTGAAGATGTCTTTTGCGTCAACGGCCTTCAACTTGTATTCCGTGCACCGGGTGAGGACGGCCTTGAGCAGTTTCTGTGGGTCCGTGGTGGCCAGGAAGAAGTAAACGTGCTCAGGTGTGTCCTCCAGCATGGTCAGGATGGCGTTCTGGGCGTCGTTGGTCATCTTGTGGCATTCGTCGATCGCGAAGATCCGAACGCCCCCGGCCATAGGTTGGAGGTTGATCTGCTTCTGAATCTCTCGGACCGTGTCGATCCCCCGGAAGTTGGCCGAGTTGACGGACACGAAGTCCCGCTCCGAACACTTGAGCAATCTGCGGAGGATTCTCATCAAGGTGGTCTTGCCCGTCCCGGACGGTCCGGAGAATAGGCACGTATGAGGAAGCTTGGAGGACTTCAGCGCGTTCCAGAGTCCCCGGCAGGCTTCAGGCTGGCCCACCACTTCGTTGAGGGTGCTGGGCCGATGTCGTTTATACAGCTCACTTGTTGCGATCATATGTTAGTTTTTTGAGAACAGCGCAAGGAAGGCATCCGTGTTCCGGGTCCAGAGGTCCTGGGACGGATGCTTGAACTGTCCATTCTTGAATTGATATTCCTTCTTGCAGAACCACGGCTGGCCCGGCGCGCACAGCTCATACTCAATCTCCAGTGGCACCTTGATCCAGGGGAACTGCCGCGGCAGGCCGTCCCGGACCACCTCCTCGGCGATGCAGAGATAGTCCCTCAGCTCCTTCTCCTGGACGTCGCCGAGCAGCGAGTCGTGGATCTGGCCGACGAGCATGGATTTCATCCTGTATTTTCGGAGCCGCCGGTTGATCTGGACCAAGCACCAGAGAAGGCAATGGAAGGCGGAGCCTTGGATGGGATAGTTGCAGACCTGCTTCTTGTTGTAGACCCCCCGGACCCGGAACCCGGACAGCAGGTCGAAGTAGCCTTTGGACAGGTAGTCATTCCACCAATCCTTTTTCCACTGGTGGTAACCGGGAAAGCGGTTGTTCCAGAAGTCCTGCTCGATGACCTTCAGGTGGTGCTCGTAGGTCCCCTCCACTGGATCCTCGTCAGGGTGGCACTTGCCCAATCCGGTGATGCCCTTCTCCTTCAGGTGCTGGTAGAGCGTGGCCCCGTCCGGGCGGAGCAGGTTGGCCTTCCCGATCCATTCCCAGAGGTCCTGGGCGCACTGCTTATACCAAGCCCCATAGAACTCCGGGAACACGAACTTGTTCTTGGCTCCGTAGCGGATGTGCTTGGCTGAGGGCCACTTCCAGTTGCTTAGGAACTCCTCCAGCATGTAGCACTGGGCCGCAATGTCCCTGTGCATGTCGGTGGACGGGTCCCGGAGATAGTGCTCGAAGTTCGGGTCCTTGTGATAGCAGACCGACATCCCAACCTCGATGCCC